TGGTAATTCCTGTTTCTGGTCTTTCAGCAGCTTTTTTCGATGGCCCGTAAAGTTTAGCCTCTTTAATTTGACTATTTTCGAATATTACGTCTATAAATTTCATTTGTTTTTTATATAATTAAGCATAGACACTATTTCATGCTTCATATAATTTACAGGGTAATGTGTAAACTTACAGCTCTCTCTATCAAAATAAAGAACACCGAGCTGATTTACTCTTCTACCTGTTATCCCTTGATACATATACGCGTATAGAGAGAGCTGTAGTGCATAATTTGAATACTCACAAGCTGGTAAATGACTAACAGGTTCAAGGAGATAATCATTGTACTGGCTATATAAATTAAATTTTTTATTTGTCTTTAAGTCAAAGATACTAAACCCCCCCTTATCTTCAACTCTAATAATATCGGCTGTACCTGCAATCTTAAATTCATGGTTATAAACCTGTTGTTCAATAAGAAGACTGTCACGTTTATTATCAATAATATTTAAATCGATGTATGCCTGTATAATATCGACATATTTTATATCATATGTACCTAGTTTATTATATTGCTCAATAGCTGCATGAATTTCTGTTCCGTATGTTTTACTAAAGTCGTTTGACTGCTTCCATTCCGCTTTAATTTCTTCAACCGTGCATTTTCTTTTTTTAGCAACCCGCTCAGCAACAGTATCAGCATCAAAAGGTTTTTTAAATTTACCTAAAACAGCAGAAGCTGATGTATAAATCTCACTTGTAAATTCGTTTTTATAAGAATGGGCAATAGGGTCAAAGACTAACATATTTGAGTATATTATAAATAACAATATTGATAATATCAACTACTATTCTGTATAAATGTATGTACAGGTATAGCCTGTATTAATAGGAGTCTTATGAACCAAAGTACAGCGCATAGAGAGTAAGCGTTTGTTTAGTACAGCAAACCACTGCTTTTTTACGTTAACAATAATACTATTCTTTTTTTTATCGACAAGAATAGTATCCGTAAATTCCTCGCAAACTGACGCTATGGCTATTAAAGCTGACATTATATTCATATATTTATGAATATTGCCAACGAACATCTCTAAGACGAGAGTTCTAAATTAGCTACAAGCTGTTTAAGCTTTAAACTTAATTTTTCAACAACTGGTATACTTTGTTCTGCGAACATTTTAGCTGTTAAGCAGGTATCGAGAATAAAATCTAACGTTTTAACGTCAGAGACCGTAAGTTCTGTAGTAACTTCAATTATATCGTTGTTTTTAGTTGTGTTTTCCATTAATATATTATATTATAGTGTATACAGCTAATAATCCATCATGATTATTTTTAAGTTAAGACCTACAAAAAAGTCTACTACATGGTTTGAAGAAAATAAAGTAAATCTTCACGCTATGGAGGCAGCTATCTCTTTACTTTTTGCCGAACTTGAACCAACGACGAGTACGAGACAAAAAACATTAACATTACAAATAATGTTTGATTCGGATTTTAGTTGTTATACCTTTAAAACTGATAAAATTCGTTTATGTTGTAATCCTACCAAAAGCAATCGACCGTCAAATATACAAATGAGGCGAGCTTTTTTTAATCATTTTCTTCATGAATTTCGTCATTGGATGCAATCAAGAGTTTACAAGGTGGGTATATCGAGGATAAATTATACCGATGAAGATGTAGAGCGTAATACAAATGCATATTATCGAAATGAATGTGAAATAGATGCTAGACAATTTGAACGTGCACATGCAGCTAAATTTTACAAATATTATAGAACATTTAAGCAGACATCTTAACTTAAAGAGAATCCATAAAAGCTTTCCATACTATCTCCATATATCTTATTCTTATTCTTGTTTCAGCACATGGTCTACATTTTGCATCTCGTACAGTTTGTACATCCTTTTGATACTGCTCACGAAGCTCTCTACAATTGGGAATCTTATCAGGACAAGATTGCTTAAAATCAAAGAACTCTTCTATTATATTGTTAGCCATTTTATATACAAGATTCTACTAATTTAGCTTCGGCTTCACGCCTAGCTAATAGTCCATCGAGATTTTTCCCTTCCCAAATACGCTTCATACTACGTAGTTCTTCTGCTATACCTTTATAATCCTTCTTAGGAACCAATTCACGTATTGTCCTCATTTCAGCACGACTAGAACCACTAAGACTAGTGCCTCTATTAAAAACTAATGAAACTAAAGCACCATAAGCATTGTCGCAAAGCTGATCTAGCCCTGGGAACGTATGTTCAGCAAGACGTGCAAATTTAGGCCAGGTGAGTGTATTGAATATTTCGATAGCTTGATCCCAAGTTACAGTAATATTGAGAGGTTTTATTTGTTTGACATAGTTTTTACCAGCTTCTCCTGTTTTACCGGATGCCTTCTTTACGGCATCGAGCTGATTTGATGGTAAAAAATAAAATATTTTTTCTAATTCATCAGGTGTATAATAACCACAATCAACACCAACAGCTAAAGTGGTTCCAGAGGCGCCTCCTGGCCAAGTAGGGTGCAATAAAAGCTTTTCATAATAACTTTTACCACCGCCAACCTCATATTCAAGAATTAGATTTAAAGCTTCAGGTGATGGTTGTTTCATATATTAATATCCTGTATATTGTAGTCATTTTCCTTAGCGTTATTAGAAAATGTCTGTTCATTTAAATTAATATTCTTAGTTTCGTTAATATCCTTGTGCTCATCAACGGTTTGATCGATATTTTGATTCTCATTTATACTACTAGACCGGAATAATTGCATTACAGATGTACCTGAATAGCCTAATATAAACGAACCTGCTAAAAATGTAAGGAATGTCAAGTATGGTGTTGGATCTTTGAGAAGATGCAACGCATCGAGACTAATAATAAGAATCATAAACACGAGAAAAATAAACACCCATCTTTGGCGATTACCTTCCATGAAATTCTCTTTTTGAAATAATTTTCTCCTTTCCATAAATTATGCGCAATAAAAATACTTATCTATATCAATAAAAGAATAAACTAACTTTATTTAAGTGAAATAAAATACAGTGTGCTATAACGAACCCAAGTAATAGGGCGTATATACACAAGAGAATAAAGAGATAGGGAGAGCGTGAAGGATAATATTCCATAGCTTTGTTAAGAACCTTAGATTAAGGTTCCAAGGATAAAGCCAACAACAAAGAATATAATAGCACATGCTTTCTTCGGATTAGCAATAATCCAGTTTTCAATATTAGTAAGAACAACCGGAGCTGTCTTATCGAAATAGGATTTAGTAGCGGTTACATCACTTGTAACAGCTGTCTCTACGGATGTTAATGTATGTATAAACGTATCCATACATATATTTAATCAAAAAGGTAGGTTTTATTATTAAAAAAAGAATAACTTATTCATTCGTAAGTAGATATACCCACCAATGAGACCAAGCAAACTAATAATAATAATATTTCTCCAAAGAATAGCTAAATCCTTCTTATATATTTCAGATTGAAGATGATTTAGATCCTTTACCATTTTATCACGCATATCGTTTTGTTTTTTAATTTCATCTTTATTGATATCTAACTGCTTAGTCATATTTTTGTTATCTTGCTCTAACTGCTTCTTTATTTCTCTATCTTTTAGTAACTCTTGATACTCAGTAGAGCCAACAACAACAACTTTGTCGTTTCGATATTGATCAGGAACAATAACAACTCTCGTTTTTTCAGCTGATTTTGAATTTTTAACAACATCTCCTGCCTGATAAACAGCATTTATCTTAACTGGATGTTTTGGTGGTTTGACAAACTTTGTTGTTTCGTTAGAATAAAAATAAGCAAGGTCAACTCTTGCTTTCCCTAAAGAATCATTAGTCGCATATACATTCTGACTAAGAGCTTCTGATTGTTTCTCTGTGTAATATGTACAGCTAGCTATTAATAAAGTAAATAACAATAAAAATCTTTTCATAAAGATAATTATGACTAAGCGCTATAAATGCTAGTATCGTTGTTAGTAAAGTTAGGATCTATTTCTGCGTTATAGAGATAATCCTTTTCAAGTAGAAGCTCTTTAGAAGAGTTCTTTAAAGTGTCTTCTTTCTTATTAAGAAGTTCAATACCTTCTTTAACCATATTAGTAATAACGTCGTTAGCAGAAATATCTTGCTCAACTGATTCTTTAATAATCATCTCGAGAACTTCTCTCGGCCACTCTTCTATATCAAGTTCAAGCTTTACGTAGGGACGAAGCTCGATGGAACCATCATCATGTTGTTTAACTTCAAGCTTTTGACCAGCTTCCCAGCCAAGTTCTTGAATCTCCTCATCTGTAAATTGAAGATAGAGGTCGTTAGTAGGTAGTAGTGTCTTTTTTGTCATAATGTTGTTTTGTTGTAAATTTGATTATAGATTATATCTACAGCTCGTGCAACTGTCATTTTACCATAAGCTGTAGATCTTGGATGAATTCTTACATCGGGCCACTCTGGTACTTCATAAGGAGAGTCAATTCCAGACATATCCTTAATAAGGCCTGCTCTAAATTTTTTATACAATCCTTTAGGATCTCTCTCTTCGCATATCTCGAGAGGTGTATCCATATAGACTTCAATAAACTTAGCATTACAATATTTCGTTAAAATATCTCGTGCTAATGCTCTCATTTGTTTAAGAGGTGAAATACTTGCAACAATAACAACTTCAGCTCTCTGAAATTCAATCATATTTCTTACAGCATAGATCATTGTGTTAACAGCTTTCCATCTACCTTCAATATCAAATCCAATCGGAGTTTTTGAATTGTATCTTAAAGTATCAGCATCAGCTACAGCAGACCTATAACCTTCAGCTTTAAGCTTTTCATTTAAAGCATTAGCGGTAGTAGTCTTACCAGCACCTGATAAACCTGTAATCCAAACAACAGTGGGTTTCATATTAAAAATTCCAAATATATGTATCTTTATCTTTCTTTTCTATAATTTCTTTATCTTCTCTAAAAAGATAGGAATGATCCTCGCCAGAAACTACATTGAGTATAAAACAAGTAATAGAGTCTATAATTTTATCAAATAGCCAAAACATATTATTAGTCAAGAGTTATATTATATTCGTCCATTAGTTTATGGAGTTCTTCGCGAAGGGCATAATAAGGAGTGAGTCGATCCTCTTTCATATCATCAGAAGGATATTTTGTTATGTTTCTAAGAAACTGATCTAAGTCCCAGAGAACAGAACGATATTTACTAGCATTAACTGCTTGTTCAAATTCGTACTGATCTTCGTTAAGATCAAATTCAAGGATTGCTTTTGGCATATTATTCTTTATGTTCGTTATTCCAAGGCCACTTTCCGTGCTCAAGAAAGTACTTAAAGTTTGAATTACTAGGGTGTTTGATGATTGTAAGCTCTTCTATCTTCTTTTCAAGCTTTACAACTCTCAAAGCTAAATCGGATGCTGTCTGTTCCCAAGACTTTTCTGTATTTTCTTCCCTTGCATGTTTACACATATTACATGGACAGATCCACTCTTTATCTTCCTGAAGCTCATTAGGAAGTGACACAGGCAGAGATTCTGCACATTCTGTAACTCTCTTCAGAAGCTCTTTAGCGTTAAACTCTACTTCCTCTTCCTTCCAGTTAATAGGCTCTTCAACCCAAGGCTTAAAATTCTTTTTCTCTTCAATACCATATACCTCCTTCAACTTTGCTTGAACAGCATCATCTACAGCAACCTTTGTTGTACTCCATTTTTCAGGCTCGTAACCACCCCAGTGAATAGGGTACATAGGATGCTTTTGTTCTAAGTTCTCAGCTGTTGTCTCTTCTGTCTTCACAAAATCCGTAGGATCATAATCTTCAAATCCCTGAGACTTCATATTTTTAAGAACATCGATTGTCTCTTTCCAATCCTGAGTCTTCTTAATTTCATCTACAGCTAAATCATAATCTGTTTTATCAGATAAATCACACAAACTAATTGCACCTTCTGCAACAGCTTTCATATGATTAAGTTCTTTCTGAAGATTGTTAATCTTATTATCCTTTTCAAAGACATAATCAACAATATCTTTCTTTAGCTTTTCAATCTCTTCTTTTTGCTCATCAATCTTATTCTGTAACTTTTTCATATCGCTATAGCTAAAACTCTCAGCTAACCTATCTTGATATTCTCTTAACTTGTTCTTCAAAGCTTCATTCTCCTTATTAGCTGCATTAAGCTGATGCTTATATTCATCTCTATACTTTGTACAACCTTGGTAATTATGATCAAGGATTTGATATTTTGCCTTCAATACAGCAATATCATTCTTAAGAGTAAAGATCTCAGCTCTATATGCTTCATTTTGATCACTATCAATCTCACTAACTCTCTCCATTAACTCAACATTTTCTTTCTTAAGATGTCTAAGACCATTAACCTCCTTCACTAGCTCATCTACATAATCTGCCTTTTCATCATATAGATCCTTCCAGTGCATAACACCTGTTCTCCAGTTTTTAATTTCATTCTCGAGCTCTTTAACCTTATCTTCAAGCTTAGTATTCTTAGCTACTTCTTGGTCATATTGAGTCTTCCATGTGTCTTTAAAGGACTCTAATTTAAAAGCATTTCTATACTTGTCGATTATATCTTTTAAATGAGTATTCTCCTGTCTGAGCTTAATAGCTGCATTGTGCTCCTCTGTTCCATCTTCCTCAATAGACTTAAGTTGAGCTTTGAGCTCTTCCTTTTCTTTCAAGAGTTTAGCATTAATCTCTCTTGCTGCATCTCTCTCGTGAATATAGCCTTTTTGAAGTGCTTTGAGACTTTGAATTTCTTTATAGAACTTCTCAGCCTCTCCTTTAAGATGCTCAACTGATTCCTTAGGTACATATTGCCAACCAAAAGGATTAGTACCTAGAGTATCATCAATAATCTCTTGTGTGCTTTTATCAGGTCCGAATAGATTGAACATATTTAAAATTATAGAGCAAAGCAGAGGAAAGTCAAATAAATAGTTAAGATGTCCAATATTTTAGTCATTTCAGATATTCATCTAGGGAGTCCTGTTTCTAAAGTTAAATCTTTGGCTAAAGTTCTAAAGAATGAAAAGTATGATCATTTAATCCTTAATGGGGATGTATTTGACTCAAAGTATATAGAAAGATATAAAAAGAGACATTGGAATATTCTGAGCCTATTAAGAAAGATATCAAAGAAGAAGAAAGTTACTTTTATTCTTGGTAATCATGATCTAAAGTCAAAGAACATTATCAAGATTCTAGGACTCGAGTTTGTTGAGAAGTTAGAACTTGAAGTAAATGGAAAGAAGATGTTGTTTATTCATTTTCATCAATTTGATCCATTTATTTTTAAGCACCCTTGGATAACAGATATTGCTGAAAGGATTTATTATTTTTTCCAGAGCATTGATAGAACCAAAACATTTAGTAGATGGTTAAAGAGGACATCTAAAAGGTTCTTAAAGATCAAAACCAATATAAGAGACAAAGCTCTAAACTATATTAAAGACAAAAACTATGATGCCATTTTTGGAGGGCATATCCATTTTGCTGAAAGCTTTGTATGCTTAGAATCAGGAAAAGAGTATCACAACTCAGGCTCTTTTTGTGATGAACCTTGTCACTATCTAATAATAGACAAGGAAGGTAAGGTTACTTTGAAAGAGATTTAGGCTTTTGTTATTTCAAAGTTAACAATTGCTGTTACTTTTATTTGTTCTATAGGACATCTAAGGACAGATCAAGCTTAATCAAGCCAATAATTTTTTATAAAATTTTTAATTTCTGATTGATGTCTCTTTAACATCTTAGCCTCACAAGCCCATCCATGTTCAAGAGGAATTATCGAAGTGTACCCTTCATCTCTCACAAAATGAGGAATTGCTCCTGCTTCTTGTTCATTTCTATAAGGTACATAAGTGAGACCAACACTGTTTAATGTTGTGGGTACATTACTCATACCCATTTCATTAACAACCTTCAAATAGGCTTCTGTGAGTTTATCAAATTTCATATTAATATTATTTATACTAAAATGTTTTTTTTTTGACTCAAATCTCATAGAACCAACTCTTCTTAAACTTTTCAAACTCTCTTAACCAGACATTAAACCTTCTAAGCCTTCTATCAGCTTTTCTACCTCTCTTCTTTACTTTCTTAACTCCCTTAAAGATCATTAAGAAGAATAGAATCATTCCTACAGCAAACAAACCCATTGTAATATGTCCAATGAGTTCAAAAGGTGTCATATTATTATTTAATCTTCTAGTTTATATCTTAATTCAGTTAATACTAAATCCAGATCATAGGCAATTTGTTTAAGATCATAATTCTCAGCTAATGTTAATGATGCTATAACATCAGCCGAAAAGTCTGATAAATGTTCTAGAGCTTTTTGTACAGGCTGGTTCATATTACTCTGGTGCTATATCAAGAACAGCTTTTCTAAGACTCTCAAGATCCTGCTTATTGTATCTATCATGCTGATCCCATTCAGGATCCCCATAATGCTCAATATACCAATCAAGTTCTTGAAGAATACCAAATCTTAGAACATTATGAATGAGATGAACTTCAGCTTCATATAATGTCTTAAATTCTTCATCTCTTATATCATGTAAAATATAGCCATGATGCTCGACTTCATATTCGCACAACCCATCGTAGTAATAATGAGTATTAATTCTGAAATGAAAATCCCTATCTTTGCAATGATTACAAGAGATAAGATTACGCCAAATCTTAATCAATTCTATAATCTTTTCATGATTGGTCATCCCTAAAATATAGCTCGAATATCTAGGATGTCAAGAATAAATAATATTGGTACTAATAAAAAATACCTGTCACAGGGCTGCAACCCTCACAGGCTCTAGTCACCATATCCTTAAACACTATGACCAGCACAAATACTTATACTCACTCCAATCACTATCTTACTCTTGTTTGTAATATAGCATTAAAAAACAAATATACAAGATGGTATTTTAATATTATTTCTAGAGCATTAGAAAGATCTAGAAACAGAACAGATGCCAAAGCCTTATTAGGTTATGTCGAAGGCCATCATATCTTACCAACATCCTTTAAAAGAGGTGGTAATAAAGATCCTGAAAACATTGCATTCTTAACATCCAGAGAACATTTTATTATTCATGCCATTTTGGTTAAAATGTTTATTGATGTCTATAGAATGAAAATGATCAATGCTTTTCTTAGAATGAAGACAATAGGCAATAAAGATTTGCCAAACAGATACTATAATTCTCATTTGTTCAGTTATTATAGAAAATATTTTTCTGAAAGAGCTGCATATAATGCCAAAAGACAAAAGAGGACAAATAATCTCAAGCACTGCTACAATCCTATAACACTTAAAAGAACAAGAATCAAATCAAAAGATGACTTACCAGAAGGATGGGTATTAGGCTGTCCTTTGAATACAAAAGGTATGATTAGTATCTGTAACTTTGAAACAAAAGAAACAAGAAGAATAAGACCTGATGAATCAATACCTGTTGGATGGGTTAAAGGAAATTATAGAAATAAAGGCAATAAAGCTGTTAAAGGTAGAATTTGGATTTACCATCCAACACTTAAACAAAAGAAAAGAATAGAAAGAGATGTTCCTATACCTGATGGGTTTATACTTGGTATGGGTGAACTAAATTAATCTTATCATGATTTGTCATAATCTTCATAAGGGTATTCTGTTTCTAATACTGAGTTCACATCAATGTCCATATCAATTTTGATAGGCTCTCCTACTATATGATTATTTTCATCAACTGCTCTGATAATAATAAATCTAGGATTAGTCATAGACTTTTGAACCATACCAGCACCAACAATGTGCATTACATCATTACCTATACCACCATCTGAATCATACTCAACTCTTACTGCTTTCATATTAGTATCCCATATCAAGTTCTTGAGCCTGTTTAGTTAATTCATTTAATGACACAGCCCTTTCTTCCTTCCATATAAGGTTTAAAATATGGTCCTGAAAAGTTGTATAGTCATATGCATAGATCTCCCATTCATCAAAACCTGCATCCTGAACTGTCTTACCTCTCATATAATTCTCCCACAAAGGGATTAGCTCTTCAGGTAAAGCCTTTAGAATATCTTTTTCAAAGATACATCCATTTTCATTAGCTCTGAGATTAGGCGCCTGTTTCATATTAATCCCTCCTCTCTCAAAACTTTATTAATGATCTCAGGATCACTGTTTTCAGCTCTCCTTTTTCTTCGCTCTTCTCTAGTCTTATCTGCTTTAGGTGTATATAAAAGCATCCAGAACTTAGCATTAATAAGCTCTTGTTGCTGTCTGTCAGAAAGCTCTCCATTACCCTGCCTATGAGCATAGCTGAAAGCATCAGCATTCTGCACAAGCTCTTGAATGGCTAAATTATCCATACAGGTACAAGCCATACTAATCTTGTGCAGAAATTGCTCATATACTTTAACTTTATCTTTTAGTGTTGGTTTCTTACTCATGATGATCTGGTACTGTTTGTTTCTTTGCCCTCATGATAGCTCGAATCTCACCAAAGGTCAAAGGAAAAGGATTAACCTCTACAGAAACCTCATGGTTCAATCCAGTGCTTAGATAGAGTCTACCAAGCTCAGATCTTCCAAGATTACCATGAACATGAGCAAAAAGATGATAAGATCCTTTAGCCTGAGCATTCCAAGAAATTATAGGAAAATGGCTTAGCACAATAGCCTGCCCATTCACTACAACCTCTAGATAGTTTGGAACAAAATGAATCAGCTTCTCATGACCATCAACATTAAGAACATTCTCATGCAATGAATCAAAGATCTGCTTATATCCAGCCTGATGGTTACCAGGGAGAATATAGAGCTCTTTAAAGTTAAGTCTGTTAAAAAGCTTCAATAGCCTCTCATCAGCCTTATAGCCAAAGATAGTGTCACCTAGAAGGAAACCAATAGTATTCTTATTAGCTTTTGTGTTCCAGTTTTTAATCAGACCCTCATCATGCTCCTCAGAACTATTATATCCTCTGGTCTTCCAGATAGGAACATCCCATTTTGGATCATGACCATAGTGCATACAGCCCCAGAACAGAACATCATGATCTGTTGAGCTAACCTTTACAGGTTTATAAAATACATCCTTCATACCAATAATAGTATATCCAACCCTAGGACACTTCAAGCTTATTCTTCTTCTATTTTATATTTGTTTGTGTTCTCAAATCTATTAGCAACAAAGATCTCAAATGCTTCTAGGATTTGTTCTTCAAATTCTGTTTGATCTTGTTCATCAACCATATCAACTACACAATCTAGAATTGCTGTCATAAAGCCTGCTATTTGAGTACTTCTTAGATTATCTTCATAATCTAAAGTCCTTACAGCAGGGTTTCCTTTATACATTCCTACACTGAATACAGGAATAAAATCTTCGTCTTTTGCTTTATCGCTCATGTCCTAAAAGCTTTTTGTATAGATTATTACAAGAGATCCTATGCTCACACTCCATAGGATCTCTTGCCTCAATGGCATTGAAATACTCTTCATCATTTTCATTAAATGCAACTTTTAAGATCTTTTGAACATCTGGATTAAGTTTTGAACTAATTAATTCTAGAATTGGTGCTACATCTCTGTCTGACAAATGTAGAGTAATTTCAGATCCATCATACTCTGATCCATAGCTAAACTCAAGCTTTAGTATAACAGGAGGTTCGTAACCATCTCCAAGAGGCTGACCTGAAAAATCAGAATAATAATTTGCTTCTTCTCTTTGTTCTGGGACAATTACTTTTTTCATGATTTGTTTAAAGAGTTATAGATACCATCATAAGCTCCAAGAGAAGCATACTGTTTCTTTTTAGCAGCTATTAGCTCCTCTTGGAACTTTCTTTCTGATTCTTGATAAAAGTTCTCTACTCCTGTATCAATGATATTATAGGTACCATCTTCTAGGATTTCAAGAACTTGTTGAAGACCACAATCAATATCAATACAGAGTCCTTTATTTCGAGTCTCCTCTATATCAATACCCTTGCGCATTGGAGTATGACCACAGACTTGTTTAATACCAGACTGATCATTCCAGTACTCACCAGTATATGACTCCTGATACTGATCTCTCCAGAGAAGACCACCTACTCGATGACTGCCTCCTCTGCATCGACCAGCACCACAGAGCTCATTACTATAAGTTCTGTCCTTAATGTCCTGTCTAATCTTATCAAGCTTTTTTATAATAGACTCATTAGTCATCCCAGTTACAGGATTACCAAACCAGAAAGGATGGAATCCAGCATGAGAAAACCAAAAACCATTCTTATAATAAGCTATCTCGATTTTATCCCAATCTTCATTGGTCATATTCCTATTAATAGCGTCATCCTTAGCGGGTGAATAACCAGAACAATGATAAATCTGACCACTATCACGAACATTTCTGTAATCGTAGTTAACATCATGGTTACCCATTAGATGAATTCGATTAGGCTTTGACAATGACTCCTTCAACCAACGAGCAGTTTGATCTGCGTCAATAGCTGTATCATGAAAGTTATCGAAGTAGTCGCCAACAAATACAATGGTATGAGTAGCATCATACTTCGATGCAATAGCCTCAGCAGCTACCCACCTATTGTGAATATCGCCTATGCAGAGAATCTTGGTCATGTACCTATAATAGGCTATGTACCACTATAGGTCAAGATAATTTTATTTTTTAAGTAATTGAACTTCGGCTTTAAGTTCTTTAATAGCTTGTAGTAAAAGAGGTATAACCTTATCGTAGTTTACCGCCTTATACCCATCTTTACGGGTTGTAACAGCTTCAGGTAACACATGTTCAATCTCTTGAGCGATTACACCGACATCGTGTCCGGCGTGATTATCTTGAAGTTCAGTATTCCAGTCATATTCTACACCGTTTATTACTTCAATTTTATCAAGAGCTGATGTAATTGACTTAATATTATTTTTAAGACGTTTATCAGAGGTGTAGAAAGCTGTAATATCACCTGCAGCATTAATATTACCTGCAGTAGTAATATTACCTGCAGCGCTAATGGTACCTGTAGTAGTAATATTTCCTGTAGCGCTAATAGTACCCGCAGTAGTAATATTTCCTGTAACGCGGAGAGCACCAGTTGCATTAATATCACCTGTAGTACTAATAGTACTATTGGAACTTAATGAGCCGTTTAATGTAAGGGTAGCACCTGTAAAAGATGTATTAATAGCAATACGTCCACTATTATCTATTCTTAGCCCCTTAGATGATGCAGACCAAGGACCAATGACAAGAGCACTGCTTGCATTGTCAATTGTACCAGCGGAATAAATTACTGAAGCATCATTATTTTGTATTAAAGGATTCCATGACCCTACAGACTGATTACTATTAATATCAATCCACTGGGTACCATCTGTTGTACGTATATCGGCTGTTGAACTATTGCTAATATCTCTTTGAACATAAACTTTATTTGTTGTGGAGGTAGGTATAGCACCAATATTAATACGTCCACCGTTTATAGCTGCTGAAACATTACCAGATTGATCAATACTAAAGCGCTTACTAATAGATCCTGCGGCATTTGATGAAATATCAAAAGTATTACTACTGCCATCCTTTGTTATCTCAAAGCTTCCATATGGAGTAACATCTCTTCCAAGAGTTATAGTAGCGCTGTTATTTTTATTGATAGAAAGACTTCCATTGAGTATAGTATCTCCCTGCGCACTCGTCGTACCAAATATAGATAACTGTGTGACCCCACCTGGGGCTGGAATACCACCGACCCCTACACTACCAAAGTTATCAACAATAAATGGATTTGCGCCATAATTTGTATCATTGATTTGAAGAGCTATACCCGGAACACCTGGACCACCACCAGTTTGATTAATAATTACGGCAGGTGTATTGTTAGCATGACTTATCGTACCACCGGAAAGCGGTAAGTACCTGTTTGCCGTGTAAGCTACAGCGTTATCATAAGAGCTACTAGCTACGCTATCCACATATGTTCTATTAGTTACGTCATTGCCGTTGGCAGGCGGTGTCGGGACTACGATATTTTTAGTACTACTTAAGGTACCGTACATTGTAGCTTTACCACTTAACGGAACGTAGTAAGCACCATTATAACTTCTTGCGTACGCTTCAGCAATATCAATACCTGACAATAAGGCAATGAGGTTTACGCCATCAGTACCGTGAACAGGTTCATTATTAATAGTTACCATGTCAGTAGACATAGTAGTTGATTTTAATGTACTGGATGTTATACCGCGTTTAATATTGAGATCACCATATACATTAAAAATTGAATTTGTTGTATCTAGATAAAAATATGTCGGGTTAAAATTAACGTAGCCCTGAGCATTAGTAAGAGGACCCGGTGTACCAGGGTTTCCAGGCAAGCTATACTTTGGACTTATGGACTGCCACTCACCAGCGTTAAACGTATATAATGTATTATCAGCTTGACCACTACTAGTTATATACTGATATATCATATCACCAGGTAATACTGATGGTGATGTGTAATTCTCAATACCTTGTACAATACCAAAATTTATGTTACCAACAATATTACCACCGAGCGTTACACCATCACCTATAAAAACACGCTTTGTATCATAAGCATAACCAAACTCTCCTGAATTAAGAATAATATTCTGTCTATCTGCATCGGTGCCGCGTCTAATGAGAAGCTTAATTACTGTATCAGATGTAACATTAATCGTATTTGTGGCCATTATGATTATTTAGTTGAAAAGTAATGAAATCCAATTAGTTTAGATATACAATTTGCGGTACATTACTGTAGTTACGTACATCATCAGCGAGCGCAGATAGTAGGTTAGTCTGTATATTAAAGATATTTTCAAATGGTCTGTTTATAATATTATTTTGAAAAATCTCATTTACACCAATAAAGTTTGTAATGTCTTGGGTAAACTGTAGATTTGTTAGTTCACTCGGCCGCAGATATCTAGTACCAGCTAAAAGCGTATCACCAGGAATTGTATCCTGTGTGAAAAGAAATTTACTCGAGATGTTATCTCTGAGTCTCATATGATTCATTAAGAGCTTAGAGATTGACTTGTTAATAACCCAATTTTGTAAATATTCTTCTTTATTAATAGTAATACCGCTTAGAGGATAAACATCAAAAACATCGTTAGTTAAAATACTCACTACATTGAGATTATCTTGAAAAAGAGAAATTCTATTTACTGTACCTGCTTGAGTACTGATTGTAAAATTGTAATCGTAAGGCATATTATTAATTGCTGCTGATACTGTAGCAAAAGTTGCAAAATATTGATTTGTAATATTAAACCCGCTTAAGTTGTATTTACCTACCGTATCACCTGGTATATCTACAAGCTTTTTATAGATATTGTTTTGAGTTACAAAATAGAAAACATTTGGATCGGATTGCGAAAAAACAAGTCGTTTAACTGTATCGCCTGATGCTGATAGTGCCGTAAAGTCGAGTAACTTTTTAGTGTTAAACTCATTACTATATTTGTATACAGTCCAATTACTGTTAAGAACATAATTATAGCCGAATTGATCATGTGTAATTTGAACAGGGCCAGCGGATAAAAAGTCTTGAAAAAGTCGATATGTAATAAGCCAGTTTAAATTTTTATCATACGTTTTTATACATTTATTGCTTGCATCTAAAACATAAAGTGTTGAATTATAATAATCAATACTAACTGGATTATTAAATTTAGTATTATCAATAAACGTACCGTACCCACCTATACTATTTTGATACACAAGAATATTTTTTAATAGATTATCACTAGTTAAGAACCCTGAGGCATCATATAAAAAGATATTATTAGCCTTTTGATCTAATACATACATTGTATCATTATCACCAAACGTAATATCTTGAATTTTTTGCCAATTAATACTAGAGCCTTGAAACGTGATACCTGTGCTAAGTGTGGATGTAATACTGGTAAACGTTGAGTTGCTATTTAAAATGATAATATCGGTACCTGTTGTTGTAACAAGTACATATTGATCGAGATCACTATTATATTTGACAGCAAGTACACCAGGATTATCCTGAAGATCAAATCCTAATGCAGACGCTAATGAACTAAATTGTTTTGAACTAAGACCACTATACCAGTTAAATTTACCATTATAATTACCAGCTACAGCGACAGATGTAATAGGAATAACATTTGATGCAACATGAGCGGATTTATACAAATAAAGATAATTATCATACAACTTTGTAATAATATTATTAATATTAAAATTGTTTACTGTTTCGTTTGGTTGAATTTTAATTGATTCAAAACTCGAATACGGTAAACTTAATGTAGAACCGAGATAACGATCGTAAATAATGCCTTGTTGGGTTATAATATCGTTTATATTCATTGTTTTAATTGACCCACTTAATTGTATTTAGTTTAGAATACACCGGAGCTGAATTCGATAGTGTCTTGAGTACACGTTGCTCGATAGAATGCTTTAATACTGGATCAGTAATACCTGTATTGCGTAATACTATGTTATAGAGTGTTGACTTCGAGCCAGGTATATCTGCTTTAAAGTATCGTTCTATTTCTTCAAGATAGCTTCTACGACCACAGGGTATGTCGAAGTGTATATCATGCATACTACCACTCTGTCGTGCGTGCATGATAATATCGTAATCATTTAAAGGTGTGTCATACAGATAGAAATTTTTTATCTTAATATTTTCAGCAAGATATAGATTCTTTTGAAGATATTTAAATAAGGGCTCGGAGTTATTAAAGTTTGATGAGCCTATAAGGAATGGTCTATAAAGTAAGTTACTAAACTGATACTTTCTTGGTGTAAATTGAATGGATTGTACGAGTTGAGCATCAACAAAGAGTGACATATACCCGTTATAGCTATCAAACCGAATAGCAAAATGATGGTAACCGGGATCTAGAGTCGAGAGGTCAAATATAATCTCATTTGTACTTACATCGGCTTTATCGTATATATTTGTGGTGACAGCCTTAATATTAAAATTTGATGCTGGATATGTACCCTGAATAAATTCACGTAAGTAGTTAGAATTTGTAAGCGATAGCCCGTTTAACGGTGTTGCAGTAGGTGTAAAGTAAAATATACTTGATAATTGATTACCTAAAGTATCATATATTAGAAACTGATAGGCGGGCGATGTCGAGAGAGCAGTAACAGTATTGGATAGTGTTTGATATGCTTGACCTTTTCGAGCAAAAACAACATTATTATAATATATGCTATTATAAAACTCTGATATAAAATTAACACTTGTATTTGTAAATGTATCAAGATTTTGAGTATATGAAATAGTACCGTATACACCTGATAGTGGTGGATTAGAAAAAATAACATTATAACCACTTAAGTTATAATCAAAGGTTGGTCTTAATATGGTGTTATTAACGGTTACTGTAAGATCATTGGATGTAAGTACAGTTGAAGCAGAAATAGAATATATCGTTGTTGTACCATTTCCTGTTAATGACTGTACGGTTGTAATCGGTGTATTTGATGTCAATGTACCTGAAAGTACTAATTCATTATTTTGTGTAAACTTATAATATTTGTTTGCGCTATTTAAAATCCAAATGTTACCGTTAAAGTCAATATTAAAATCATTTATTGTTGTACCTGCAGAAGAGGGTATGTTGAAGGCTGTAACAGGGCGTGAGTTAGTATTGCTTATATCCCATTTTATAAGAGAGCGGTAGCCTGTACTAGAGTCACGATAGTAAATGTTATTTCCTGCACGTTTAGCTGTATGGCTAGGCGTAAAATAGAAATTATTATTGTATACAGCTACAGAATGCGATGCTTGTGTTGGTAATGTTTGTCCTGACCCTGCAACATAAGAGTTATAAGCAATATTTGATAGGTTAATAGGTGTAACAGTGTTAGTAATTAAATTTGCTGAGAGTATTATCGCAGAAGTTGTATTAGGACATAATATATACGCAGTAGTATCTGTATTTGTTACAAAAATTGTGTTCGATAGATATGGTGAGAACGTTTGACGTATTAATTGATTGTTACATGTATACTGTCTCAAGTAACCATCACTAAAAACAACCGAATAATTTTCAATAAAATTAGGGCGAATGAAAGCAAGAGCTGTTGTTGGATAGGTTACTGTATCTAATTTTACCAAATCAGTATTAAGTACGTCAAGACTTGTAAGAGTATTGACAAAAATAGTTGGTGTAATAATATTTTCGTTAAAAACACCGAACCCATCATTTAATAAATTACCTACAATTTGATTGGCAAACGGTACTTTCCAATTTTGATTATGCATATCAAAACACAGTGTAAATTGATTAGAGTTCTGTATACTAGATAGTGAGTCTGTCACAGCATACTCGTTACCATTAAATGTATACTCGAGCTCAGGTGTATAATTAGGTACCGCATCAGCGTCATTCGTAGTGTAATAGTTGGGAAGATCTTTTTCAGCAATAAAAGGAGAAAATATTTTTAAATAATTTACTACATCATTAGGACCATAGTGGTGATAAGCATAATAAGCACCAGGCTCAAAAGTAAGACTTGAAGGAACATCTATTACAATATCAGTATCTGGAATAGGACCGGATTCCTGAACTAATCCTTCAAATGCCGTCGAATATGTAACAGCTCTAAGTGATCTTGTTGTTAGTGCTGCTACAAATGATACCTTAGAAGGGTTGTAATACCTATCCACCCAAATTGGTAGCGCTGTAATATCTGTACTACCTGATAACCAACTGCAAAGAAATGTTCCGTTTGTCTCACCTGATGTATTACCGTAAGGTGATGTATTTTTTGCATCAGCAAGCTTTTTAAAAACTTTATCAGACTTAACAGGGTGATCACCAGCGATAGCACCTGCCTGAATTAAACCTGAATCATTAACATTAAGCTGAAGGAACGGGTAAAGGGATTGTGGTATATGAAAGTACGTTACTTTGTCACCTTTTAGTACAACATCTGTGGTATATGATTCATAACCAAGTGTAATGTTATCATTACCAAACGTTTGATTTGAACCTGTAAATAAAGCTTTATAATCTCGCATCTCTGCATCACTTTCATTTAAAAATTGCGATTTATTGGCTTGAAACGGGTTATTTCTTGATTGATAGTTTTCAGGTGTATTGGTTGTTTTTAGTGATATAGCATTAACGTCAAGGGAGCCACCTGTTAGATTGAGATATTGACTATGAAGGAGAAGGTTAGAATTAATACTCTGAGTTGAACCACCTATATTAATATCTTGAGTATTTGTAAGAAAATTTTGATTATAACTAACCCAAGGATCAAGTAAAACAGTATTGTTAGGTTCAACTGGTCGACCTATGCATACTAATTCAGCTGACGAGGGCCATGAAGGTAAACCTGATACAGCAGGCAAACCAGTTAATGTCTGTGTTACAGCATCGTACCCAAAATAATGCGGAACATCTTGAAGTTTTTTCGATAATATAAAAATATTATCCTGTCGATTATAGAGATAATTAAACATCTGATGGCTTTGATCACCTAGATAATCTTCGCTCATATCAGATCTAAAGTATAAACCTAAATCTGAACCTACCGTTAAATATCGTACCACGTTTGCGTTTACGTGCTCTATTTTACAGAGATCAAAAGTATGAAACTTAATAGTAAACATGTATCTATTATCGAGATACGCTGATAAACCAGACATCGATATTGAAGCAGTTGAAGTACTTGACGCAGGCTCCTGAACGACAAGAAAATTAGACGTTTCGGTGATTCCGTCTTGTGCGTTAGCAACAAGATACGTCGTAAACCCGTCATCAGGTATATATTCAAGATTCTCGATATACGCAGCGCTTGTAAGTGGTATGGTTTGTGATAAAAATAAATTTGAATAATTATTTGTAGATGTATCGTTAGCTTGAGATAGAACTTGAGAGAGAGGCAGATTTATACCTTGTTCAGTGCAATAAACGTTTTGACTAAACTGTAATAAATTATCAGGGCTATATTTGGTCGAAAGACCAATATAATTTGTAGAATTTAAGGAAATAACCTCCATGTCTTTATTTATCTTAAACTAAAACAGACGCTAGTTCGTTTGTAATGTTAATCCCCACTTATTAATAAGATATGCCTGTACAGATGCAATTTCATTCGGATTTAGCGGTCTATCATATATCATGAATTCAGAAATTTCAGCATCTGTTAAGAAACTATTAAAATACGCATCACTAGTACCTAAAAGACCGTAAACAAGATTGTAGTCATACTGTCCAGGTGGAATAGTTTTTCCTGTCGCTACATTATAACCACCAGAAAGAAACGCACTTAATGTTGTGTATGAGTTTTGATAATTTTGTTTTTTTCTTTGAATTACTGCTGTATCTGCAGTAATATATGCTGTTGCATTTTGATTACCGCTAATGGTTGTAGAAAACAAGCTATAATTTAGTAGATTTTGAGATATTGTACCTGTTGTTGTAGGATTGTATATACCATTATTTGAATCGTATGCACTTGTTCCGAAATAATAACTTGTATCACCCTGTTCTATTGTAATAGAATTGTTATTAGTAAAAGATATATTAAGATATGGTAGGTAGTTCTGACCGTTACCTAATGCTAATTGAGCAGGATCGTTGTTATAGGCCTGTTCATTAGTATTTAAATCATATGCAAAGAGTGTATCATGGCTTCCGATTTGATTTAATTTCATTACGGCAAATACTGTAAAGCCTTGCCCGTATGTATAAAAAATATTATCAACATAACCGCCAGCAGATCCGTTCGGACCAGGTCCTATAGGTAATGCGTAAAGATACTGACCCGGTCCACCATTTATTGGCTTTGCTTGAAAGTGTACGCACTTTCTTTTAGATTGACTCTCTCTTGGCGTTAAAAACACCGGTGCATCCGAACCGTCACTAGCATTACAGAAATAATTATTTTGATAAGAACTCTTATCATACCAAATAAAGACTCTATCATTAGAGTCTCTGCCAAGTGTTGAACCATCTGACGCATCAAGCCAAGTAATAAGGTCATAACTTAATACTGATGTATTGGGATCAAATGGTATAACAGTAGAATAATTAGCATCAACTGCACTTACTACTCTTGCAACGGTTAGGTAGTCAGGACTCTCGACCTCAAATATATTTTGTGTTTCAATAGCTGTCAACTGCTGCGTAGCGCTAATGAGATGTATATCATCAAATTCATAAATTGAAATCGGTGCCGATGATATACTAATATTATAAATCCAGCGAGAAACATTACTATAATACGCTGTAACGCTAGGTGTAAACGTCGTTATCTGATAATCATTTTGTGGGTAATAATCATGACTAACAATATTTGCAGCCGGTGTAACAGCTGATAGTGGTTCGCCTTGCGTATTTTGATTATAATTCTGTAAAGCGTTAATGCTGTTATTAACCACGTATACCGATGAACCATCTCCGAAATCGTATGCTATCTTGAGAATATCTACGTACGGTGTATATAAACCTGAAGGATCAAAGTTAATTGTATATGGTCCTTTAAGTGGACCTACAGGTATATCAACAAATACATCTTGTGCGTGGTAGCTCCATGGTTTAAATTGTTGATCATCAGCTGTAATAGCTCCTGTATAGCTATCGGTTGGAAAAAAACCTGTATAAGGATTAGCATCACCATCAGCACCTGATAGATAATAATATCCATTTCCAATAGGATCATATTGGCTACCATTATAATGAAATCCACCATCTAGAACAGCTGGTAGCCCATAAGGTACATAACTTTGTAATGTAACAGTGTATGACTTCACAGTAATTATTTAATACAACTTAATTCAGCTACAAGTCTTCGGTTTTATTTTTCTCTAGTAGCTAGTATTGAGTTTAATGTGTTAATATGCCTGTACTAGTAATTACAGGTAGTGTTGCGTAGGCAAATTGGTTAGCGGCACCATAATATGGTGCTGCAACAACTACACCATTACCGTAAGCTATTTTTGGCAAAATGTAGCTAGCTGTAATGTACGGTGCTGTATTAAATGTTATACCATCGTAGGAATAAGCATAAATACCATATGCTGTAGATGTAGTCGCTGTAGCTATAAAGAGTCCGTTAGGTGTATATATTACATTTATCCAGTAATAATCAGGAATACTACCGTATGCCCAATTTTTACCATCATAAGAATACAAAACATTCGCTGGGTAACCTGTCGTACTATTAGATACAGCTACAAACATCGGTGTACCGACATCATTATAACCGTATGTAACAGAACTCCAACTGTTACCTAATGAAGTAAAGCTATTACCCTGTTTCCAAGTTACACCGTCTGTTGAATACATGAAATACGTTGCTGAATGAGGCGGAACAGTTACAAATATACCCTGACCGTTTACTATACCATATGCTATACTATTACCACCACCACCGGCAAATGATGTATTAAATGTCCAATTTATTCCATCGTATGAATACGCACCATAGCCAGAAGTATTTGATCCACCAACCGATACAAATATACCTGTACCATTTACTACACCGTATACAGGTGTTGCCCAGTTTAACTGAACTATTGGAGTATTGTAAGAATTGTTTATAGACCAATTTATACCGTCGGTGGAATAGTACGACTCTGGTGTCATGTAAGTAGTAGCACCTTGAAAATTAGATAAACCAGTATACATGCCACCACCGTACGCAATACCGTCTTTAAGTGCAGTCATTGGAACTGTTATAGAATTCCAATTTTTACCATCATATGACCATGCGGCTGAAGGTTTACCGGTAACTGTCGTAAAAAATTTATCATTTACAAATTCAACTTGTGACCAAGTAAAACGACCAAGACTGGTTAAAGGCGGTGATATAGTATTCCAGGAGCTTATTGCATGATTTAGATAATCGCTCCCGTTTTTAGAGCTAATTATTTTAGCTGCACTAAAGTTAGATGTCCCTGTATATGTAAGAGAATTTAAAATTTGTAGAGAATTAGACATTGCTAATAATAATTAAGCAATTCTAGTAAGTTTTCTATAACTACCAGCAAGAGGAGTAATCGTACCGGCACCACAGCTCATATTTAACTGTATAGTCGTTCCACCAGCTGGTGATACAATCATACCTTTAATTTTCATCATATAGTTACCGCTTATAAGCGTTGGTGTAACGCCTAAAACGTACGGGGTTATATTATTTGTTACAATTGCGTTAGTACTTATAGTCTGAGATAATGTTGTCGTTCCTGAATAAGATGGAAAGCTAAACAACATTATACCAGCTGCAATACTGGTACCTGCCGCCACACTCGGAACAAGAGATGTAGTAACAGTAGCAGATGTGGTTTTTTGAAATGTAAGCTGTGCTTCGTATTCATACACACCATTTGATACAAGCGTATCTGTCGGCGCTGCCGTAAAATAAGCAGCTCCTGTTGGACCGAAGGCAGTACCGTTTGCTACAAGATAAGCACCGTATCTTGATACACCTAAAGCATATAAAGCACCTGAACCGTTTGATCCAATATATGCACCATTCTGGTAATTTATTGAAATAGTACCAGCACCGGCTCCAGTGGTATTACTACCATCGGTCATTACTGTTTGGTTTCCAATACTATAAATGCTGTTTGCACTTAAAGAAGGAGCTGAAAGACCGCCTGTTAACGTACCACCAGAGAGTGGGAGAGAATTGGCACTTCCAGAACCTAACAAATAGCCGTTTGCATATACTGCTGTTGTCGCAGAAATTGTACCTGCTACAGTTAACTTAGAATTTGGTACTGCAATGCCAATACCAACGTTACCGTTATTATCTATTCTTATACCTTTTGCTGTTGAAGCGTGCGGACCAATGACAAGAGCACTGCTTGCATTGTCAATTGTACCAGCGGAATAAATTACTGAAGCATCGTTATTTTGTGTTAAAGGATTCCATGACCCTACAGACTGATTACTATTAATATCAATCCACTGGGTACCATCTGTTGTATGTATATCAGCAGTTGATGAGTTTCCTACATTTCTTGATATATTCAATTTTGATGAACCTGAACTTCCAATTCCAACACTACCTGTAATAGTTGCACTACCACCTACTGTAGCATTACTTGTTACACCTAATGTACCACCTACTGTAGCATTACTTGTTACACCTAATGTACCACCTACTGTAGCATTACTTGTTACACCTAATGTACCACCTACTGTAGCATTATTTGTTACACCTAATGAAGCAAGAGTAGAAGCACCTGCAACCTTTAATGTACCACTGACAGTAGCGCTGTTGGTAACGTTTAGCGAATTTAGTGTAGCAGCACCAACACTACTCAATGTACCACCTACAGTAGCATTATTTGTAACACCCAATGAATTAAATGTAGCGCCACCGGTACCGCCAGTATTAATACCACCATTAACACTTATACTACCTTGTACACTTAAGTTATTGATGTATGTGTAATTAGCTTGTGTTGCGCTTAATCCTGTACCTAAGATAAAGGTATTAGCATATCCTTTTGTGTCGTTAGCTGAACCAGCTGCTATATAAGAGTAATGACCGGAAGCTGTATTATTTTGACCTGCTACAACAGCAGAACGAATACCGGACGCTGTATTATACTTACCACCGCCGATAAAGGTACTACAACAATTTGAACAATTATATGCACCAGCCGCTACAGCAGCATTATAACCACAAGCAATATTGTATATACCACCACCTATGGTAGAGCCGTAACCAGATGCTGTATTTTTTACACCACCAGCCACATTTGAATAATTAGCTATGGCATTACTACTAAAGCCACCTGTGATATTACTATAATTACCGGATGCTGTATTACAAACACCATTTAAAATACCTGAAAAACAACCTGAAACATTATTGCAATTACCACCGCCAATATTGCTCGCTGTTCCTGTAGCAAAATTTGTTTGTTGAAATGGTAGAATAGCGCAAGAATTATTTGCATAGTATGTTTGATACCCAACGGCACTAACTAGAGAATAAGCACTAGACCAACAGCCACTATTAGCAAAAACAGAAGAATAGGTATTATTCCAGTTACCACTATTACTACCTACAGATGTATAAGTGCTATTCCAGTTACCACTATTACTACCTACAGATGTATAAGTTGAAAACCAGTTACCACTATTAGGTGAAACAGCGGTATAGGTATTATACCATTGATTGCTGTTACCCGCGCTAGCAAAAATAGTACCGGTTGATGAAAGATTGTTTAATAATGTAAAGCCGGTAACAGCTGCAGTAATATTCGATCCTAAAACAAAAGAATTAAGACCAGTTATAGAATTATTAAAGCCACCGAGAATAGTAACATATGAGCTTGGTTGAGATATGGAATTTGACCCGTATGTAGGTATAACAAGTGAGGTTGTACCTGGAATAATTTGAATTGGATAAGCACTAACAGGTAGATTTAAAGCAAAAAGAGGCGTCGTCGGCCATGTTGCACCGAACGGACCATATAGTAAGCTCGTTGATGTATCAATATAATAATCACCGGACACACCGACAGTACCGCTATAAATATTATTTGGATTTGTTGGTAGACCTGATGCAGCGTAGAACAGGCTCCCTCTCGGACCCTTGCAGAGGGCAGTAATAGCAGGAACGTTTAATGAGAGAGTAGCTGCAATATTAGACATGACTATGATTATTTATTCCTTAGTATTTGTTTTTTAAGCTTCCTTAATAATGTTCAGTAATAACTACATAGTTATCACCCGGAACATAAGGCGCACCAATGTCAACACCATTTGTACCTGCAACAATAAGTGGGTTACCACCTGTAACAATAGGATTTGTGGTATCGGGGTCATAATTAAATATATTAAACCTGTCCCCTTGATAGAAGTACGGTGCAGCTGTATCAAGATATGTTCTAATTGCACTCAATGTCGTAGTATCAACATCATACATGTATGTACCAGAAGCATATGCTGTGGTAAATGAACCATTTGTATTAAAGTTTTTAATTTTAAAGGTAGTAGTTGTGTCTTGTCCTGTTGAAAAACCTAATCCACATCTAACTGTAGACGGGAAAGCGACTGGTATTGTACTCAATGGTATACCGAATACAGTAACTGTACTTGATAAAAGTGAATTATTATAATTAGCAAAATTATAATCTAAGTAGTTTGTAAAATACAAATCATCCAATAATTTCATGTCAACAACGATACGCTGCCCGAAGTCTGTTAATCTAACACGTACACGTTTAAAGACCGGGACGTCACTCCCTGTTACTTGCTGGTAGAGATTGATATTTTTTGTAAACGACGTATCATTTAAATTGAGAGTTCTTGTTATAATATTAAAATCGCTATTATAGGAAGAGCGCAAAGCAATAGAGTTTTGAACTCGGTCAATGTAACCAGAGCTTGAATAAGCACTGCAACCAAAATTACCCGTTATATCAAAACCAACACCTAATACACCGCATGTCAACCCACTTAACCCTGGTACCGTAGGTGTTACCTGACTAGGATCAACAGAATACACGGAACTATACGCTAATCCTGGTCCTGGACCACCGCCATAGATAGCTGGATTGAAAGTATCTCCAAAAAATACACAAAAACCTTCACTACCGCTTACCGTTGGCCCATAGCAAGCGTAATCAAATGAAATTACAATATCTCTCGATACGTCAAGATATTGTGGTATACCAAGATGTTGTGGTGAAAATATAATTGAACCCGCAACAGTATTTGGAGGCAGTGTATACATCAGTGTTAATATTAGTTATTTTAATAAACTGTTATTCTTACGTATCCGTTTGCTCCATTACCACCTGCTCCACCAGCTGCTTGTTGTGGTGCTGTGCCTGCTGTACCGGATCCACCTCCTCCTCCACCACCACCATATAAAGCTCCAACACCACCATTGCCACCTGCAGAAGCAGTTGCTCCACCATAACTACCTCCCCCACCGCCACCACCTGTACCACCAAAAATTATACCATTAGTCGAGAAGGCAACTGACGCAGAACCTGCTCCACCTGCTCCACCTGCAATACCAGATGTACCGGCTGTACCTCCTGTAGAGTTTGTTATATTACCACCAGCAGATCCACCAGGATACGCGATTCCTCCAGCTAATCCATTGTTACTAGTTAAGGTTCCTCCACCAGCACCACCCCCACCGCCGCCATACATAGAATCTCCTCCAGGAAGACCGGTTTCAGATGCTTGAACGGCAGAACCCCCATTTCCTCCATTTCCTCCACCACCGCCACCACCAATTATAGCTGTTGACGCTAACGAAGAGCGTCCTCCCCTTCCACCAGGCGCGAGAGCTATTTTTATACCAGATGCGGTATATGCAACATAGCTAGATAATCCATCTGAACCGGTAGTACCTGCTGTAGCTACAGTTGTAAGTCCAACGCCAGCTCCACCAGCTCCACTAGTTCCAACTCCAATAGTTAAATTAGTTGAGGTTAATTGGCTTGCAGGTATTGTTATATCAACATAACCACCACCACCACCACCGGCACCACCGTAGTGAGATGTCCCTGCTATATTAGCTGATCCGCCTCCACCGCCTCCACCACCACCAATACATTGAATTCTTACGAAAGAAGCGGTAGCTGGTACAATATAAGTACCATTAGTTGTGAAATTAGTTGTATTAAAATTTGAATTATAAAAAACAGCCCCGGATGCACTTATATAACCATTAACAGTTAACCCTGCATTTGTAAAATTAGCTCTTATATTAGAACCAGACAATGTACCTCCAGTAAAGATACTGACATTACCTGTAGTACCTGCTGTACCAAGAGCTAAATTGTTATTAGTTGTATAGAGATAACCGTCTCCAGGACCTACAACGTTAAAGGCTGGTCCATACAAATTACCATTATACTTAGAACTATTAATACCTAAATCAATATAATTGTTTAAATCGTTATATATAGATATATCTGTACTTGCACTAACCCCTGCTACAGTATTTTGCAATGACTCAAATACAGAACCACTAGCAGCGCCTACTATAGTTAAAAGACTAGTATTAAAAGCATTAGTAGCTGAGTTGTTAGATGTAATTGTTGCTGCTGAAGTAAAAAAATTACCAGCCGCACTAATATTACCAGCAACAGTTAATAACTGATTGGGTGTAACAGTGCCAATACCGACACGGTAATTAGTATTACTGTCAACATACATTGTGGTAATACTACCTACATTATCTTGAAAAAATGTTGCACCATTAGGAGCTGTAGCAACTGGTGGACGTAGAGCAAGAATTGCAGCATCACCATAAAATATACCACCGTTTCCACCAGCATAAATACTTCCGGTTGCACTTACAATGCCTGCTGTTATAGTACCGGGAGTGCTTAAATTATTAACAAATGTTGTATTAGCTTTAGAAGCGCTTAAACCAGTTCCTAAGATAAAAGTATTAGTATAATTTGTATAATTAGCAGACCCACCAGCAATAAAAGAATATGCTCCGGTGGTTGTATTGTTGCTACCACCTGTAGATACAGAAAATTGACCTAAAGCATTATTACTGTTATATAATGTCTGTATAGATGATGTACTTAATTTATAAGAATACGGACTGATGTTAATAGCGCTTATAATCGAGCTTATATCGACACCACCGGAGAGAAATCTTCCAGATGTAGCTACATCCGACGAAGCGCTAAGTGTACCAATAACATAAGCATTATCTAATAAATTAAGTGACATATATCTTATTAGTATTTATATATTGACCTGTGCGAGATCTATATCTGATGGCCGTAAATCTTACCACTACCCTGTATTGTACCATCTATACAGGAACAACCGATAATAGCATTACCAGCACCTACTGTACCGATTGAACTCGATCCACCAATTATATTACCGTTGTTTGTAATACTTGTTTTTTTCGTAAGGTAGAGTGCTGGTCCTCCTGGTAGGTTTGGTTGATAACACACTGTAGCACTACCAGGGTAACCGCTGCCCCCGCAGTGACCACTCCAATTTCCATCAGTATAACCACCATAGCTGCCTCCACATCCTCCACCACTATATGAAACCCCATTACTACCTGCGTAATACGTTTGACCATCAGTACCGTAACCTCCGCCACCTCCCCCTCCAGGGGCACAAGCTGCTACATTACCGTTGATACAGAGCACAGCCGGACTTCCATCGATACCAACATAACTACCACCTGTACCACCGCTTCCCCCCCCGTAACATACAAGATCGCCCTGTTTAACGGATACAGAACCGGTTATACAACCGCCCGTTCCACCATGTTGACCTTGACCAACATGGTGATCAGCAGCGCCTCCATGTCCGCCCTGGCCTCCTCCCCCTAATAGTTTATAACATATGTTTGCTTCACCTTGATTCACGTAAAAACTACCTGCTCCAGTACAAGTCACTACTGGAGACGTATCTGCAGCACCTACTATGGTGCCACTATTACCGTTAATAAAACATGCAATTGTATTTTGATTGAATACTTTTGATCCATCAGAACTTGTACCAATAACCATTGCAGCTGTACCTAGGGTGTTAGTTGTGTTACTATTTACATTGGCCCAAGTAATAGTGATAATGCCATTATTACCTGGTATACCATCTGCTGTCCAACCACCGCTTCCATTACCACCTCCACCAGCACCACCAGTGCCAGCTGGAGATGTAAGTGAGAGTCCACCTGATCCTCCTTTAGTAGTACCGGTTCCACCTGTTGCACCACCTGGTCCTCCGTAGTTACCACCTGGTCCATTAGGAGCTGGGTAACCACCTCCACCGCCTAACGCACTAAAACTACTAGTACCTATTGTAAGTGTTGAGGTACCACCTGAATCTCCTTGAGTAGTAAATGTACCTGCTTGACCCCCCTTACCTACAGTTATAGTTACAGGCATACCCGGTATAACAGGAATATTGTTTGTAACTATAACACCACCACCGCCACCACCACCGCCTCCAACAGCGCCACTGACACCGCCACCACCGCCGCCACCACCACCGGCGCCGGCAACGAGTATATTTACTGATGTTGTATTAGCTGGTATTGTCCAAGTATATGTAGTACCTGGTGTTGACACGGAATATGATCCTGGTGTTATACCAGGTCCTGTTGTTGCAGATGATGATATAGTACTATTGTTTATTACAGTAATATTAAACGGAATACCAGGTGTGTTTAAATTAAACCCATATGCATTTTTTGCTGAAAGTGCTGCTTGATCATAAACGTTATAGTTTTTAATCGGGGTATTGACAATAAGATTAATAGGAAACGTAAAACGCTTACCATGAAAAGGGTCAACATCAAGTTTTTTTGTAAATGATGTAGCAATTGGTGGAGCAGACGGCGAATACGTTGATAGGAACGGTATATTAGGCCCAGATGGTGAATTATATTTCCGTATATTGTCTCCATAATATACGGAAAGATCAACAGAACCACCATCTGAATATGATTTATATAAATAGAACGCGTTCGCTATATCTTGTAGAGAGATAGGACCAGAAGATGGTAATGCATTAATATTATTAGGCATATACTCTAATATTTATACAGTATTATTCTATAATACAAGTTAAAGACCTATGATTGATATCTTATAACTTAATGGTGGCGGTACAAAAGAGAAATTAATTTGTACCTGATTTAAATTATTAATCGTAACAGTCGGATATACAACCTGAGCTGTATTAAAGTCAATAACTGTCATTACTATATCGCTTGTGTTTAAGTTATGGTTAATAATAAAGGTTGATGCAACACCATCGCCAAATACAGTTGAATATTTACTACCACCTGAGAGTACAAATGAACCTGTACCGGTTAGAGATGAGAATAAAGGTGAATAGATATTACCTAATACTGTTAAATTACCACCAATAACACTATTTCTATTAACAGTAGAATCACAGATATTTGTACTATATGCATTAACGCTAAACGCACTGAGACTGTACGTGCAAATTGAGACATTACTGTAAATGCTATTAATAGTAGCGCAGTTTGCATTTATACCGTTATTTGCAATAATTCCCTCTACGTAGGTGTAGTTTGAACATGTAGCGTTTATATTAGAACCTAATATAAAAGCATCGTTTACACCATTTTGTATGGTATTATTATAACCACCAGCAATAAAGCTAAGACTTCCATTGTTTACATTACAGCATCCACCTACTACACTACTATAAGTACCAGAGCTTGTATTACCAAGCCCGCCCCCAGTTACTGAGTAACAGCCATAAGCACTGTTATTGTAACCTCCTACTACTACGCTATAACAGCATGTTTTGTTATTACTTCCGCCTAGAATACTACCGTAACCGGAGAAAGTAATATTATTATTACCACCACCTATTATAGATAGAGTACCGCTATTATTATTACACAAACCACCGAGAATACTACCACAGCAGCTTGACACAATATTACAATAACCACCAACCACAGTTGAACCGGCTCCTGTGACAATATTATTACTACCACCAGCGATAAGTGTATAAACGTTTGATGCAGTATTTGTTGTATTTGCTGGTTGTATTGAACCCTGGTTTATACCTGCACAGTAAACGGTATTTGTAAAATATGCATTACCTGTTGCTGAGATATTACCTACAACGGTCAATGTGTTGTTCGGTGTACTTGTACCTATACCAACGCATCCTGAACCTGTAACACGCATACGTTCATTACTTGCAAGTGTGCCACCGGTATGAAAGAGTATATTGGCGTTTGACGCCGTACCTATTGCAATGTTGCAATTTTGTGTATACAGATACGCATCGTTAGGACCGGTAATAGTATAAGAGGGCGAAGAATACGTACTACTATTAATACCTAAATCGAGATAGTTTTGTGTATCATTACCGTTATCAGCTGTAACAACAACATCTGTCGATGCATATGTTCCACTGTTTGTATTTTGATGATTAATTTGTGAAAAACTATTAAGATTAGAAGTAAATTGTGCACGAACATTTGATAGCGCTGCTCCGACACTATTTTGACTTACATTGAGATAGCCAGTACATGAACTAGATGACTGTACTAGGGATTGAGAGGATAGATTATTTACAAATGTATAATTAGGTGTAGTTGATACAATATTTGACCCTAAGGCAAATGAATTATTGCCTGAAAGACTATTACCAGTACCTCCAAGAATATTGGATAGGTATCCTGAAGCTACATTATTATAACCACCGGCAATTATCGCTCCACAGCCTGATGCCGTATTATTACCACCACCGGCAATTATCGCTCCACAGCCTGATGCCGTATTATTACCACCACCTACGACTAAGGACCCGTAGCCTGATGATGTATTGTTAAAGCCTGCAAGAACAGCGGAATATGCGCTTAATGCATTGTTACTAACACCACCATGAACATTTGAAAAATAGCCTGACGCCATATTATTACCACCACCTACGACTAATGATCCATAGCCTGATGATGTATTGTAGTAGCCGGCAAGTACACCTGAATAAGCACTTAATGCATTGTTACCACCTATATTTGCTTGAATTGAGTTTACATTCGTGAGGGTATAGGGCTGGGAAGAAAGCTTAGCGTATACAGTAACATTATATGAACTATCGAAGGTAGCACTATTTGATATTACGTAACTATCAACAACTAAACTAGATTGCCAACTTGCACTATTTGCACATACTGTTGTATAGGTAGTGTTCCAATTATTACTATTACCAGTCGCATCATAGATAGCATTCGCTGCACTAATATCGCCGGAGACGGTTAGTGCCTTATTAGGTGTAGTTGTTCCTATACCAACTTGACCGGAGGATAAAATAATAACAGGAGTTGTTGAAGTTACAGTTTGACCTGCTACTTGACCGCTGAATTGATGAAAGCGAAATTGACCTGCTTGACTTATAGTCATCCAACCGCCGGTAGAGAGAGATGCTATCCTCGAGCCATTTTGTTCGTATGTATTGTTTGAAAAAGTAGCGCTTCCAGCTGAACTTTGATACATGTAGGTAGCATTGCCTAGGTTGTTTGAAGTACCATAAAATGACGTTTTTATACCATTATTACTACCTACAATGTCTATCGGATAGCTTGGAGCATTTGTACCAAATCCTAGGTTACCAGAAAGAGAGTTGCTAAGAATCGCTGGAGCCGATGTACCGAGAGGACCTACATACGTTACAGGGATAGCGTATTGAGTGCCAGATAGTTGAACAATGAGAGAATTTGTTGGATTAAATCCAATAGTAGCTGATAAAACAGGAGTAGGTATACTAATGTTTGAGAGAGTAACAAATGTAGTATTAAGAGCGCCTGTTGCGTTGATATTACCGTTAATATAAAAATCACCCTGAAACGGTTCTGCTTGTGAGGCAATAGGATCTGTTGCTGAATCAGGATATCCTGGTGTACAGATGGAGTGATGATTCTTTCTGTGAAGCTTATTATGGAACCGTGCGTTATCGGACATGATTACAATTATTTATGGGTAAATCTATAAAATACCAAAGGCTAGAATACTTAGTTATAAAAGATTAAATATATATGTGTCCCTAGGATGCAAATATGAGAATAGTTATAATGTTTCTTGATCAAATGTTCTATAAACAGATCGAGATTATACGAGAAGATATACGCTGTATTTTAAAATCGATTAAATACTAGCGTGAAGCTTATCAAAAATTTATTTAGCAGAGAAGCTATAACTGAAAATACTGTTATACCACAGTATCATACAATTTTTGGGTTTAATACAAACAATAAAATAGCTTCTGTAGCTATTGATATTGTATATTGGTTTATTATTTTTGTAGCTTATTGTTTTGCGTTTCACGCTCTTAATGTTATTCTTATAAGTTGGAATTGGGGTTTAATCGCTTTAGCAAGCTTTGCTGTTGTTGGTTTGCCGTATTGTGTGAAGATAATTTTATTTGGTAGAAAAGAATTTCCTCTTAAAGCAGCAACTTTAAGTTTATTTTTAAGCCTATTACCAACTATTTTTGATTTTGCAGGTCTATACTCTGAGACCGGCGTAAGAGATAGTTTACAAGAATCAAAAGTACAAATCACAGAAACATTATCATATTTTGAAGCTGAAAGTAAAAAAGCTGTACAAACACAGGAACTCGACATAAACAATCAAGCACGAGATAAGAAAATTGAAATAGAAAAAAATTTAACTGTTAAAGTTACAGAAATTAAACAAAAAGTTGAAGACGCCAACCAAGAAGTTATTGATGAACGGGTTGGTGTAAAAGGTAAAGCCGGAGACGGTCCTAAATCAAAGGAACTTCAGGCCCAAGCTCGTAGACTTGAAGCGCAGTCAAATATTGAACTTCAAGGAACAAAAGCAGAAATTAAAAAACAGGATGATGCTGTGGATCAGCAGGTAATTGAGCAGCTTCAATCACTTGAAAAATCAAATAAACTACTCGGTGATAAAATTATCACATGCAAAAAGAATATTAACGAAACAAATAGTTTTAAAGAACTTGAATCAGCTGTTATTGATGCGAATAGTCTTATTTCTTCTATCGCCTCTACACTTAATACAAAATTCACACCTGTAAAAATTCTTGGCACAGATAATATTATTAAAGTATCCTTTACAGCACTTACTCACGCTGATATTACTGCACTTGTCTGCTTTTTCTTAGCTTTTCTTATGGAGATAGGCGATATTATTATTGTGTTTACAATTCGGTACGAGAAAAAAACACCTATACCAGTTATTCAAGGGGAAGATAATTATCTACGCCGTGTAAAATATACAAAGACCTATGATGGGTACTAAGCTGCTTTGTACTTCTTTGAAAAATGTTTAGCTGTTGATAGACAGTGCTTAACATATTTGCAATGATCGCAGCATCGATCTGAATCGAGATATAATTGCGGAGCAATACAAGAACCATTCTTTGTATTATCAATAATGTACGCTTCCTGTGTAGGGTAGGTACGTGGTTCCTTTGGAATCCACTTAACTGAAATTTGCTGAACCTCTTCAATTGTTAGTTTCTTGTTACGAGGCTTTTTAAGCAGCTTAAGTCTTGCAAGAGCTTGATGATCAATAGAAAACGGTTTAAGTCCTTCTGGTCGAAGCTGCTTCTGTACCTCTTCCGGCGAGACACGCTGACGAAGAAGACGCTTTGCTTCATTTCCAACATAATTTTCAATAAATGTAGCAAGATCGCCAAACTTTTTAATTCCTTTTGTTATACCTGCTTTTGAAACACGACGCTCAATACCCGTTACAATACAGGACATCAACCTGCTCTTAACACCACCATTGCTATCAACGGGGGTAGTTTTCTTAATAACAGGTTTAGCTTTTTTAATAACAGGCTTCGCTTTCTGTTTAGGAAGTTTTTTGACTTTCTTTACCTTGGCATGTTTCATTGGTTTTATATTATGTAGGTAGAAAATGAATTTCAAGCTTGATTTTTTAAAAAAATATTTCTACTATAAAAACATGCCATATATCAAAAAACAAGAAAGAACAAAATTTGAAAAAGCTCTGAAGGCTGTTCCAAATATTGAAAACGCTGGTGATCTTAACTATCTTATAACTAAGATCTGTCAGCAGTACATCGATGATCATAAGCTTTGTTATAATACTCTCAACGAGATCGTTGGTTCTCTTGAATGTTGTAAGATCGAGTTCTATCGTCGTGTTGTTGCTCCATATGAAGGGATTAAGATTGCCGAAAATGGTGACTTACCTGGATACACACGGTGATGGAGTGCAAATACATTTGAATATGATGGTAAAGTACATTTAATGAAAAACGTACAAGAAAATGATAGAAAAAGAACGCGAGAGTTAGAGGAGCTTGGCTGGACAGTTATTCGGTTTAACAGAACAAACTACCATACAATTAACGATGTTTTAACAAATTTAAAAAATTATCCAAAAAATAGTTGATATATCAAATTAAAGAAGCTACTAATTGAAACATATGAGCAAGATGAATCCAGATAATATTATGAAGTTGGTTAAACAAGGTCGTCTTATTCCAATTATTAAAAGCATGCAAAACGGTAAGCATTATCTTATCGGCTACAAACGCAGAGCCACAAGCAGGAAGGCAAAGACCGATAGTTATATGCTTCCTGTTCCTGAGGAAATTAATATTCCTGAGAGTTTTAAAAATTAATAGTGGATTATTAAAAAATAGAGACCACTATTGAAAAAACAAAAAGGAGGTGAAATAAAAATGATCGATTATTCAAACAAGAATCTACGTCCTAAGACGTTCTTCGTTAAGATGGTACGTAACCGTGATGGCAGCTTTACAGTAAAGCGTGCTAAGGTGCTTAACCGCACCAATCAATTTAAGCGTTCCGTCCAGCGCGTTGATGCACGTGATATTACACGTGCTATTAGGAACAACGAACTTAACGTTGCTTAAGATAATGAAGAGGACCGACTGCTATGATTTAGTGGTCGGTCCTTTTATTTTCAACTTTATTATTGCATTTTAATACACAATTTTTTATTATAAAAGAATGTTAAACGCTGAAGAAATCAATAAACGCTTTAAGAAAGCGATTGCAAAGGACTCGAATATTCTTACTTGTATTGTTACAGGCAAGGAGCGCCCTACAAATAGTGAGTATCTTGAGGAAAAGGCTAAGAGGGCAGGTTCAAAGGAAGAGTTTCTCAAACACTACATCTGTCGAGATGCTCTCACTCTTCTCAAACAAGGTAAGAGCCTAGCTGATGTTCGAAAAGAGCTTGGGGTAATCGGTGTAACAATAGCTCTTGGTAGTGATTTTCTAAAACGTGCTCTAGAAATAAACGGGAAATAAGCTTGTATTTCCTAAATGGAGCTTCTATTATTAAAGAATCATGAAGACACTACCTAAGCAGTTCGATAAAAAGGGATTTACCTATACTCAAGTAAAGCGTATAGGTAATAACGCTATATACAAACAAACAAAAAAGGGACAAGAAGGTGTTTCTTTTGAAGTCGTAAAAATTAATCGTCATAACGGTTATGAGCTCGGTGGCCAGAAAATCCCTCCAGGAGAGGCTTATCCTTCAACCTCTCAATGGGGCACAGCCGGGTGGACTTTTACAGATCTTAAAATGGCAGAGGTAAAGTTTAAGAAATTGAAATAAAATTCCCTTTTCCTATTGCCGATTTTACAAAAACCAACCATAATAATAGCATGAAACTTAATCATATTATACCCACTTCGTTCACAGCTGCTAAGGATGTTCAGATTCCTGATATCTACTTTCGTCGTGTAAAGTCGAATATCCCTGAAATCGATGAGATGTTTGGTGGAGGAATTCTTCCAGGTTCTTGTATTACTCTTTCCTCGAAAGCAGGTGTTGGTAAGTCTACGATGGTTCTTCAGATTCTTAATGGAATGACTAAAACAGGTCGTTCTGTCGGCTACATTAGCGCTGAAGAATCTATTCATCAAGTTGCTTTCAGTTGCCGTCGACTTGGTATTGAAGATGTAGGTGTATGTAATGAAACTAAGTTTAGCAAAGTTCTTTCGTTTATGGAAGATATGGATGTAATCGTTATTGATTCGTTTCAGGCAATGGATAAAGGTAATCTCGAGGAGAAGGAAGCTATTGAAAAGCTTATTCAACGTGCAAAGGAAACGGAATGTTCGGTAGTTATTATTTGTCACTTAACCAAAGGCGGTGTAATGCGTGGTACAAATCATCTTACCTACGCTGTTGATGTGAATATGTTCGTTGAATTGGGAGAGACACCTGATCTTCGTCGAATTTATTTCTCGAAGAACCGTTTTGGTCCTGGTATTGATTATACATGTTCGTTTACGAGTCGTGGTTATGACTTTACCGCTGTCTCTGCTAACGTTGAGAATGCTGAGCCGAAAAAGAATAAGAAAACGGAGAGAAAGGAAAAAGATAAAGAAGAAATTCTTAAAATTAATGGTAAGTTTGGAGTTTCAGATATTTGCTCTCTCCTAAATGTAGATGCCTCGCGCGCTGGCTACCTTTTGCGTGAACTTACAACTGAAGGTAAGCTAAAAAAGAATAACGAGCGTGGATCCTACGCACGCTGGTGTGTAAATAAGATCGAAGCAACAATAACCAAACACTAAAATATATGGCAGGAAAAGGCTCAAAATCACGCGTAACTGATCAAAAAAAATACAAGGAAAATTTTCCTAAATCTACAGGCAAAGTCGAAGGCTTTGTAAAGATGAAAGGAAAGCTTGTAAAAAAATATTAAGCTGTTATAATAATAGCATGACATCAGAAAAATTTGAAGCGCGTAACCACAAGCTTCGCTGTGATAATTTTGACTACGAAGAATATAAAAAATCTTTTCGTTACAAATTTAATAACTTTTTATATGAAAAGTTTGGTACAAGAAAGCTTTGGCAGTTGATTCCATTTGTACCTCGCTGGGCTGATCTTTATTATTATGATAAGATTCGTCCAATCTTTGTTCCACAGAACAAACGCTATCGTAAGGTCATACCTCGTATTTGGTCTGATGTGTCGCATCTCATTGAGATTGTAAATTTTGAATTTATTAAAGGTTTTTATGAAAATGAATATCTTCACGGTCATACAGATTGGGAGGGTACAGGAGAGCACGCTGTAGCATTTGCCAAATGGTTAGAATCTGCTTACGATTATATTACCATTAAACGTGTACAACTAGAGAAAGATATGGATAATGCCTACCCACCACTACGTCCACTTAACGAAATGTTTATACCGTGTGAAACGGATGAAAAAGGTAGGGTTAAAATGCTTAAGATGGTTGAACGGAAGGAATCATTTGAAGAACTGTACGGCGAGGTAAATCGTCTTGAGCAACTTATTCAAGATAAGGATACTGAAGTTTTATCTCAACTTGTTAGATATCGTCACTTCTTTTGGTCATAAAGAGGATTAAATATTTTACATCATGTCACTCGTCGACCACTATCCACCGCATGCTTCAGCTCCGACGATCGATCGTAATACTATTAAATGGAGCGGTTATTTTGCAACAACAGAACAAGCGCAAACCAATTTAGAAGATAAAATAAAGCGTATTGTTGATCAAGAGTCAAAACTTGTAGTTAGCGCAAAGAAAGAATTTATAAACAGACACTTCAAAGGATATTTTCTCTTTCGTTTTACTGTTATACTTGCAAATAAACCTTAATAATGATCTTTAATAAGTTAATACAGGAATTTTTAGCAGAAGCTAAAGCGAAACACTCTAAGGCTGAAGCAGGGTATGTAGCTCATACTGTTAAAGGTCAACGATGTGATGTATGTACGATGTGGAGACCACCAAATAAATGTTCGGCAGTAGCAGGTGATATTAAACCTAATGGATGGTGCAAGTGGTGGAAGAGAGCACATAGAAAGGATAGAGAGTAATGAAAGTTTATCTCGACATGGATGGGTTACTTGCTAACCTTTTTGATACAGTCTCATTAGGTACAGAAGGAAAGCCTTATAAAGAGCTATTAGATCATGAAAAAGAATCTACTCGACAAATTTGGAGAGATAGGGAAGTAGCAGCACCAGCATTCTTTAAAAAACATGGTGGAGTTAAAAATTTCTTCGCTAATCTTCCTCCATTTGGTGAGAATGGTGAACTAACCCATGCTATAATAAAAACGGTAATAAACATCGCAGGTAGCTATAGTATTTGTTCCTGCCCTGCTGGTATTGACCGTGCAGCTTCTGAAGCTGGTAAAAGAGAATGGATTAAAAAACATCTTAATCCACCTCCTGAAGAAATGCGATTTATTACCGATAAAACCAAGGTAGCTTTTAATAAAGAAACAGGTAAGCCTAATGTTCTTATTGATGATTTTCCAAAATATATTAAAGCATGGAAAGCAGCCGGTGGTGAGCCAATAGAAATGCGTACAGATAGTTATAGTTCTGTTAGTGACATAGAGCGTGATCTTACCAAAAAACTATTAGCTGCCAAGAAAAAAATTGATGGAGAAGATGTAACGGTAGAATCATTTAATATTATTGTTAATAAACTCTTACAGAGTTTAGCTTGATTCCTGTTATTAAAAATCTATAATATAAGATATGATAAAAGTTCTTGATAGTATTTTACCTGCATATGATTTTAAGCGACTACATGATGAAATCATGCAAATTGATTTTCCTTGGAACTATGGACGAGTAGCTGATGATAGACGTATATTAACAAATCCATTCTTATGTAGTTTTGTACGTGTTGTTATGAATAATGGCACGCTTGTCTTTGATCCTCATGGTATAATAGAAGCATCAGTAAGATATGCTCTTGGATATGCAGGGGAAAATATTAAATCAATTTTACGTATTCGTTGTATTTTAAATACACCAGCTGATAAGAACTATGATTTCGGTACACATATTGATTTAAATCAACCACATCGAACCGCTTTAATTTATCTAAATGATTCAGACGGTGATACGGTTATCTATAACGAGCGCTTTAGTCCCTCGCTTACAGCTTTTGGCGGTAATATAATCATCGATGATGATACACTCCCTAATCTAACTATTAGACAAACAGTTACACCTAAGGCAAATAGAATGATAATTTTCGATGGTCATCTCTATCATAGTGGTAGTACACCAACAACAGTGTCTAGAAGAGTAGCAATAAACATTAATTATACAACTAATGAAGAAATGAAACCTAGTCATAAACCAATTCAAACCTTGACTTTAGTTTAATATATACTATTATATAAAAATATGAAAAGTAAATTTGGAGGTATAAAAAATGGGAATGTTTGATTATGTATTTTGTGAACGTAAGCTTCCTCTGATTAAAGCAATTAAAAAGGCCTTTCCTAACAAGGATTGGACAAAAGCTGACTTTCAAACAAAGTCTTTAGATAATACAATGACTGCTTATTATATTAAGAAGAATGGTTATCTCTATACTGAAAAAGTAGAGGGAGAACATGTTCGTACAATGTCTGAAGCTGAAGAAAAGAAGATTAAGAAGCAGGGCAAATTTTGCTGGCCTTATGAGTTTGTAGAGTCAAGTCGTACCTCAGTTAAAGAAGAGATTACAAACACTATTAACTTCTACGATTATAGTGATGACGACGAGGGTAATACCTGGGACATTGAATTTGATGCTGTATTTGTAAAAGGCAAGCTTAAGTCTTTAGAACTTGTAAAGGGAGAGATTATAACAACAGCTGAAGTAAATGCAGCTAATGAAAAAGCTTGGCAAGATCGACTCAAGGCTCATGAAAATCATCCTTGGACTAAGACTAAGAAGATTCTTAATAAGATCACTTTTAGATACTGGTCTACAGTTTGGCAGAATATTTCAAAGATTCTTGGAACATGGTCTAAAGCTTTAAGTAGTGCTCAAATGTGGGTGCTTAGAAACATGTACTAAATAATTTTTGTTCTTTGATAAATAATTTTGGGGGCGTACTGGCTTCGACTTATACTCGAAATTAGTATTGCACGCAGTGGTTAATCAGTTGGCCACTATAAAAGCTGATTAAAACATAAATGCAAAGACTAAGGTCTCCGCAATCCTTGCCAAGGTAAAGAAGGCAGCCAACACAATTACAGAGTTTTGTCTCTGTGACGAAATGGCTCCCCTCGCTATCGCAGCCTAAGGAACCAGAAGCAGATCCTATTAAGCTTTTGGAAATAATAATAGGTTAAAGTAGTACCTGTGATACTTAGAAAACATAGTACAGGGGGTGGTTGTAGACTCTTCACTATAATAGGCAGACTAAAAAAGATAGGTCGGTAAGCCATAGCAGCCTGTAGTCAATCAAATGCTAAACTTATCTAAGCGTGTAGAGATATTAACGTAACAGTATAAACACAGGGGTTCGATCAACAAGCAGGTCGACTTATCTAGCAATAGATAATGTATAAATTGGAAGAATTCAGTGGAACCTAAATTGCGAAAGCAACATGGCAATACTGAGCCGAGCCTAGAAATAGGAAGGTGCAGAGACTACCGGAGTACCGGCTTGAGCATCCAACACCCGCGAGGGTGAAGATATAGTCCACGCTTTAGCGAAAGCTAGAGATTAAGTGTCCCCTCGCCTCCACCAATTTACTACAATTAGAGAGCAGGTAGAATTCCTGTTTAGAACGAGGTACTAGTAATCCTCCGAAAGATTGAATTCGCTCTAGTTGTAGTTTTTTTTATTGAATTTATCAACATTTATATTATATTATAATAATGAATTGGTCATATCTAGAAGACGAGATATATCTATTCGTGCTCATTGCGATCATGATTGTATCTGGAACTATTAAAGAGCATGGCATCTTCCAGGATATTTACGGATATCTAAAGTCAAAGTTTAAGAGTAATCGAGTAGTTATATCTCTACTTTCGTTTGTATCAGGTATCCTTCCTATTGAAGGAAGAGCAACAGTATCAGCAGGAATTCTTGATACAGCTACATCAAATTGTAACTGTACTAATCATGAATCTGAGAATTCAGAAAGTCGAAAAAAGCTAGGAATTGTTGATTTCTTAACTACCCATCATTTCTATATGTGGTCACCGTTAGAGAAGCCTGTTATTTTACCGATGGCTGCTTTCTCTATCGGTTATACAGCTTGGTTAGGAATGATCTGGCCGTTAATTGCTGTTTCTGCTCTCTTTATTGGTTATTATATTTGGTTTAATGTTAAAGAAGAGGAAGTAGAGATTACCGAAAGACCTAAATTTAATGTTCTTGGATTTATTAAGAACGTTGTACCGTTTCTTCTAGCTATCGTTGGGTACATTCTTCTAGGTGGTGAAGGTCCATTGGCTGTGTTTACGGTATTTGGTACGCTAATGGCTTATTATCTGATTCTAACAAAGAATTTTAATCTCAAAAAACTTAATAGCTATATTAACTGGAATACAATTTGGATAATTGGTATTGTCTTCTTCTTATCTGATTATATGCAAGAGCATCATGATTGGATTGAATCGTCTGTAAAGAATCTTGGTGTATCAATGCACACATCTGTTGGTTTTATTGTAATTAGTATTATTACATTTATCGCCTCGTATAGTATGGGATCTGATGGAAAGTTCGCTGCACTAACCGTCCTTATGTCGACGATCTTTGGTAAAGAATATCTTCTCTGGTTCTTTGCTCTGGATTACGCCGGATACCTTATCTCCCCGCTTCATGAATGTGTTCTTATTGGTAAACGCTATTTTGGGACAAGTCTTTGGACATATTATTCAACACTTTGTGTTTGGGTATTGCTTTTGCTTTCAACCGCAGCTGCCTTTACATTTATCAAGTAATTCAACCCACGTACACAAATATGAAAAACAAATACATTGTACTAATCGTCGCAACGCTAACCACGGTCGCTGCTTACGCTGGTGACACGAACAAAGTAGTACTCATCAGTACGAATGAACCAATTGAATATAATATCGAGCCTCACTGGACAGGTATGTATCAGCGTACAAAAACAGATGGTCAATGGGGACCGTACCAGTGGAACAATACCGAGCAACTCTCTATGGGTGCTAACTTTAAGAATGGTTGGGATCTAGAAGCTGAAACCGGTGCTTCACGTATAACAGGACCTGATCAACAAACCGATGGTTATACAGAGCTTAAGCTTCGATATACATGGGCTCTTGGTAAGGATTGGGAGTTCAGTCTTCGTGGTGGTCTAGGTGATGGTTATAGCTATACTGATCCAACATCACCTAACGTTGGATATTGGCTAGCGCAGGCTAAGCTTGAGCGTAAGCTTAGTGAAAGATGGAGCACGTTCCTACGTTATGATCCAGGTAGCGCTCTTAACTCACAGTACGGTGATACGTTCGTTAATACCTTTAAGTTTGGTATAACCTATAAAATTTCAAAGAACGTAGAGCTTGGAGCAAGATACATTACTGCCTTTGGTCAGAATTATCAGGGTAATGGTCTCGAAACAACTCTTGGATATTCATTTTAATAAATATAAATAAATTCACAGAAATCGGTAAAACCCTCTCTACAGCTGTTCGAAAGGCTGTATGTATGGAACCGGTTCGTCGTAAGTCATAACAAAACTGATACATAATGAGGGACGCTTCAAGTTATCAGGACAAAAAGACTTACAAATTTTCTAGTTGCCACTTCCTTATTCAGTCACTATATTAAAAGAATAAGAATTGATCTTTGATAGTACATTTTAAAAATTTGACTAGGCGCAAGTCTGATATGCAAAAGGACTCCCGCGATAGGTGATAGCGAAGCATTCGGCCGAGTGAACGTGTAGCCTGTAAGATAAATCTCCGTGAAAACGAATGAGGTTTTCTAGTCATATAAATTAAGTTCCCGCGTTGTAGGTATAATCCGTGGGAGAGATACGTTGAGTTGTCTGTTGGTATGTTAGTAGACGTATTTTCATAAGGGGAGCCAAAAACTTACATACAGCTTTGATCCTTTGCTTTAGTAAACACAGACTGGACGGTAAACTTGGCTCCATGCCGAGTCCCGTTGAGGAAAGAACAAATTCCGGAACAAAAGCTTTTCAAATACCACAAATTTCTTTAGTAATGCTACCAGTTGCCGGTCTCAAGTCCGGAAAGGAGTCGCTCTCCCTAAAATGCAGAGAGATAAAGAAATAGAAAAACAGAGTTCGAACTCACCCCTATTGCCCTGATCAGGTAATAGGGGTTTCTTTTTTTAGAAAATAGCATAAATATTTTTTATGCCGTTAACGTTCAGTAAATTTTATGCTCAGATAAATGAAGGCGGATACGATTCTCCTTTAACACAAAATACAGTTATAACCCCTTCAGTTATACGAATGGTATTACCAAAAGTTAAACAGTTTATAGATCAATTTAATTTATATGCTAATAAACATGGCATTCCAATGATTAAAATGGGGTCTCCTCTTGGTAGTACTGCACATTATGAATACGACAAGGAAAACAAGACGTACGGTGATTTAGATCTTCAAATCATTGTTCCAAAAAACGAAGCACATAAAACACCTTCAGCAGCACAGACCTATTGGTGGGGACTGTTTGATCAATTTATTAAAGACGTCAAGCCAAGAGATGTTTCTGAGGGTAATTCAGGCCATCCAATTTTTCATGTAAGCGGTGACGATTACGTTCAGGTTGATCTTATTATTCATCCATCTGACACAGCAGAGTGGGGTAGGTGGAGAACAACACCACAGCATGGTTTAAAGGGACTTCTATACGGGAATATGTTTAGCGTATTAGGTGATACTCTTGATATGAGTATCCAGCATGCAGGCGCTCAATATAAATTAAAAGATAATGTTCGCTCTCCTTTCCGCTCTACAAGAGGTGCAAACGTTGAAGTAAAGACGGCATCAGCAAGCATTCGTTCGTTTATTTTAGATATCTTTAAGCATGAAGCGGAAATAAACGGAGTTAAGAACGCTACACCAGACCCTCTTCTTATACAAAACCCAGGTGTCATTGCTAAAGAGCCAAAAGATGTTGATATTGAAATACTGATTAAGGGCATTAAGGGACTTGCTAGAAGTTTCTATAATAATGATATGTTTGGAAAAGGAACTCTCTCCAAATATCAAAATGAAACAGAATATCTTACAAAATTTTTTGATATCTATAAAGCAAAAACTGATGTAAATCTTTCAAGCTCAAAGCGGGATAAAGCTTCAGAAGAAAAAGCTACAAGTGATAAAAATACCATCATGCAAGGGTTCAACCTTGTAAGAGATAAATTTCAACAAATTTGTAATCTTCCGGAACTACCTGGTTATTAAGTAAATTAGAAACTATTTCCGGGAATTTAAAAATAATTCTGGAATTCCTTCTCAGGTGCCTTTATTATAAAGGGGTCATGAGTACAACAACACTAGATCAGTTCGTCGCTAAAAGCGCAGAAATCCGCCAGACACTTCAGGGCTACAGCCTTGTCCCTCTGGATATTGAAAACATTGAGAAGAGCGGTAATACGTTCTCTTATAATAATAATCGCCTTGGTACTAAGTCATTGAGCAGTCTGCTTGGTGTTCTTGGTGTTAAGGATAAGCTCGTTAACGAGATTAAAGATGATAACGCTCAGTGGGCCCCGCTCCATAATGCACTCACTAACATCCGTCAGAATAAGCGTGTTACAGCTATTCAGGACAGTAGCAACAACGAGATTGTTAATATCTTCGATCGTCCGATTAAGGAGGAGAAGGCAATTGACCTTACTGCCGGTCTCCGTTATACAGAGGCTTATCTGCGCGATAATGATACCAATCTTGAGCTTCGAAATTTTGATTTCGATCCTACAAATATTTGTATCAACATTAATTTTAAGAACCCTGATTCTGATATCGATGTCTTCGGTGATGGTAAGGATATGTGGAAGGGTGGTTTTGGTATGAACTTCTCGATGAATAAGTCGCAGTTCTTCCCCTATCTCCTTCGCTTGGTCTGCTCTAACGGAATGACTGCTGTTCATCGTATGGCTCAGCGCTTTATTGATAGCGCAGACTTCAGTCAGCGTACCTTCGATACGCAAGTTCGTAAGTTCTTGACTGGAGATGCTCTCCGTCAGGAAGTTTCAGCTAGCGCTAATCGTCTTCGTAACAATAACGCCTCTCTCCGTGAGTACTATAACGCTCGTAAGCTTGTTATGGATTTAGATAAGGAGCTTGCTGTAACAATGTTTAACGATAACGAGATCAAGGGTCGTTATAAGACTCTTGGAATTGATACAGCGAAGAAAGGTACCCGTTGGCAGTCAACCGCTAACTCAAACGTTAATGCGTATGACCTGTTCAATAACCTAACCAATGTTGCAACCCATCATATTCAATCTGATGAGAATATTGCATTCCGTATGGAGCTCAATCGTCTTGCTTCAGAGATGTTCTTTAAAGGACCTGATTTTGCTGCAGTAGCACCGGATCCATTCCGTAATGTTGAACCAGCGAATCTTGAAGCATAAGTAAATAAAGTAAACCGGGCGGGCCTCTGCACATGCAAGCTATCTCACGCCCGGTCTTTTTTTGGTCCTCGTAGTGTAGCGGTTAGCACCAGCCCCTTTCACGGGCTTAGCACGGGTTCGAATCCCGTCGAGGATGCCAATAAATATAAAATGAAGATCAAATATTCTCTTAAAAATCTATACCCAGGAATTTATCTTTGTCAGATAGAGGATATGTATGATCTTGCTATGACGTTTTGCAGGGTACAAGAATTCTACGAATCTCCTTTTAAACAAATCCGCGGTAAGCGCTTTACCTTAGTAGAGCTCATGGCTATCTATTCAAAAGGTAATGAAGGCTCTTTTACCTATCCTATAGATTGGGGTGGGTTTAATATACCTGGTCCTGTTATTTCAGATCTATATGATAATGAGGTAGAGGACTTTAATATTTACGATAGTATTATAACCGATATTCATGATAAGATTGTAGGTAAAATTGAAAGTCGTAACTACTATCTCATTGGATCAAATAACGACACTAATACAATTGAACATGAATGTTGTCACGCTCTATACTTTTTAGATAAAGAATATAAAAAGAAAGCAAACGATATTCTTAAAAAGCTTAATAAATCAGTTCGTAAAAAGGCAGAAGATGTTCTTTATGAACTAGGATATACAAAAGCTGTTTTTAACGATGAGCTTCAAGCATATCTTACTACAGGCTTTAATTCTCTCAAAGCTAATAAAAAGCTCAATACAAAAGAGCTAAAGAACTATGACGCTATAGTTAAGGGATTTAAAGAACATTTTAAGCCTTATAGAGAAAAGATAAAGGTGTAATTAACTTAAATAATTCTGTGAAGTTTGATATTCTAGTAGAATCTATTCTAGCGACAACAGAAGGACCTGTTGTTTTGATTGGCGGTATTCACGGTGATGAACCAGCTGGTAATATAGCAGCTAAAAGGTATAAAGGAAAAGAGAACATTGTTGTAATTGCTGATGTTAATCCAACAGGTAAGAGAAGATTGGATGGAGTTGATCCTAATAGACATTTTGATAAAAAGGATTCTTTACCAATAGAAGATGAAATTCTAGCTAAAATTGAAGAAGTTCAGCCAAGATTGGTTATAGCACTTCATGAAGATGATACAACTGATGAAGTATATGCTTATTGCTCTCCAGGTATGAAGGACAAAGTTCAAGCTGTTTTAGCTGAATTGGATGTACCATTGGCAAAGTCGGCAATAGGAGATAAGACTGATAAAGGTGTTATAGTGCGTGGCCATCTACCAACAGCAGGGACACTTGAAAGAGCATTAAGGAAACGTGATATCCCTAGTGTAACGGTTGAGACACCTGTCAAGTCATACAGCTTAGAAGAAAGAGTGAAGTTACAAATACGAATAGTAAATGGTCTACTAAAGCAAATTAATTTCCACGATGTTGCTATAAATTTAGTAGATAAGTCTTCTAAGATCTAATAACTTTAAATCTACTTGTTCTCCGTAACGAGCTTTAAGCTTCTTTTCAGCTTCTTCCTTTGTTGTAGCTACAACATTAAGAAGCTTAGGCGTTTCATTCTCCACAAGTTCGAATATATATTCTGTCAGCATGCTTAAATATTTACGTGCAGATTACGAGAGATGCCATTGAAATAAGCGGGTTTCTCATGTCTATATGTTGGGCAGTAAGTTGGTTCCCTCAGCTCTATAAACTCTTTAAAACAAAATCTGCTAAAGATTTTTCTGCTGCGATGATTTATCTTGTTTTAGCAGGGTATGTGTTTGCAATGTTTTATCTCTTAGGTAAAGGATTTCAGCTCTGGTTATTTGTAAATTATTGTTTTGGTATTGTTTGATATCTTATAACACTTTACTTTTATTATCGGTATAAAAAATAATTGCTATTTTTTAGAATAGCCTATATAAATAATATTGCTCAGGTGCTCAACCGAGACTAGAGTGAACATATTAACTCGCTTAACAAAGGAGAAAACATATGACAAACACAATAACACCATACACGATTGGCAGGATCATTCCTGCTACAGCGACGGGATTCAGTCACCTCCCTGCGCTGTTTAACGATAAGTGGCTAACCGATGTCATTAAGGACTTCGATAAAGCATTTGATATTCCAAATGCAGTCTATCCTTATAACATTGTATCAGAAACCGATCCAGACGGCAACCCAATCACCTACTACATCGAAGTAGCATTGGCTGGTGTAGGAAAGGATAATATCAACGTATCGGTCAAGGAGGGTAAGCTCGTGATCGCTGTTGATAAGGAAGAAGTTGAATATGATGAGACAGTAGTCTTCCATCGTAAAGGCATTAGCCGTAGAAAGGGACAATTGTCCTTCTCTCTTAATGACAATACGGATGTTAAAAACATCTCATCAACATACACCGACGGGTTACTACGAGTTAAGGTCCCGACAGTGAAACCGGAGGTACACAATATTAGTATCGAGGTTAAATAAAGTTTAATTTAGTTTCTGGTTGAGCACCTGGAGCACTTTTTAAGCTTGTAAAAAAATATAATTCCTATAGTATATAGAAATGGCTAAATTACCATTAAAAGCAAAATCAAAACCTAAGAACGAAACAAAGTATACTAGGACTATTGTCTTTAAGTATGAGCCTACTTACGATGAACGTGAATCAATTATTCGTAGAGCTATTTTTAATGAGCAAAACGAGCACGAAGGAAAACCACTTCGCTGGATTGTTGTCGAGAAGACTATGGAACAGGCAAAGATTAACTTCTTTGTAAAGAAGCTCGGTAAACAAAAAAAGTAGATTATATATCTACATGAATAAATTTTTAGCTTTACTATTTTACCATCTCGGTAATATTTGTTGGAAGATCGTCTGCCGTACTGATTGGAGTGAAATAACTCGTAAGCTTATTGCAGGGCCTGCCTGGAGTCTATATAGTAAATTTATGAAGCTTTCTCTTGAATACGATGAGAGAGCTGGATATATTATTTGGAAATTACCTGAAAATGAATAACGAATATTCCTTAGAAGAAATCGAACTAACAGAGGAATTCAATAAGCATATCTATAACTGGTATGTACAGAATAGAATCATTAATCATGAGCTATCTCGTGCAGATTTTGTTCGTGGACATAATCAGAGAGTCAAAGCTATTTTCTCTGAGCTCAGTGAACTCTGTTATCTTATTGAAGAACGAAAGAGTAATGAAGCTATTTGTCATTATGGATGGATGGAGGAAGAAGCAAAAGAGCTTGTAACCCAAGAAATTGTAGCTCATCTTGAAAAACTAAAAGCAGAGACCGCTATTATAGAAAACAACGATGATTTTTAATAAATAATTCGACATATGAACGACGAACAGCTTATTGCCGAAGCGTACACAAGAATTTATCAGGAATCAGATTCAGATTTCCGTGAACAAATGCCTTCTTCAGCTAAAGTACATGAACCAGAAGCTGAACATAAAGAATTACAAAAACAGTTACAAGATAAAAGTTGGGTTGAGCAATATGTTTCAATTGGAAATCAAGCTAGAGCACATGTAGGTATTAACAACGGTAGAGTCTATGTTGTATGGGATGATAGGTATAGTGATGGTGATCGTTATTATTATGATTACTTTGTAGTATACAAGGACGAGGGTAAGCATCATGAGATAGAAGAGGATCAGTATGATAGGCTTGTTGATTTAGCTTTACATCAGCAATAGAATATGCATTCGGTAGAAGTAAGAAAAGGTGAAGATATTGATCGTGTTTTAAGACGTCTTAAAACTAAAATAGATTCTGATAGTGTTTTAGAGGAAGTACGTAATCACCGATATTTTGAGTCATCAGGTCAAAAGCGTAAGCGCAAGCAAAAGGCGTTAGATAGAAAGATAAAGCAGGGTCGATAAGTATCTTTAATGCTTCCCTTTAAATCCTTTATAGTAGAGAGTACTCTCTCAGATGAAGAAGAGAGACAGGTTAGTCTTGTATATAATACATACTTAAAGTTCTTTAATCCTACAGTGATAGGAAATAATGATCCTAAGGAATTGTATGCAAAGAGATTACAGCAAGACGGTACAATGATCTTGGGGTCAATAAAGTACTATGATGAGGTAAAACGTAAAGAAAGTAAAGCATATGTATCTGTCAATTTTGACGAGAGTCTTGGTGATGCTGACTATGATAGAAAAACAGATACTATCTCATTAAACTATCAAAAGTATAGTGCTCTACCGAATAATACAAAACGTAATAAGATAGTGCATGAGCTTTTTCATGCTAAGAATTATAAAAAACCAACAGAAGCCTATCTCAAAGCAACAGCTGGCAATAAGGTAGGTAGTAAGAGAGATTATTATACAGCACAAAATGAGTTCCCTGTTCAGATAGCTGCAATCTTGCACGAAATTGATCTTCAGCAAAAAGAACTCTATCGTCGTAGTAAATCAGGTTCAGGAAGAACCTTTTGGAAGAGCAGACGTATGCTTCTTCTCAAGTCAATAGCAAACCTCATTAACTCTACAAAGATTTCTGAAGTTGTTGTACCACAATTTCTATCTGACTATAACGGATTCATTAATACACTCTATCGTAATAAGTCCAATCCAGCCTATCAAAAGTATTTTAAAGAATTTATTAGTAAATTAAAACAGCTTTATACAAATATTCAGAGAAAAAAGCTTGATGATTCGAGTTCAGAATCTATTATAGATACATAATGCTCCTGTAGTTTAACAGTAAAACACTGGTCTTATACACCAGAAGTCCTAGATGAGGGCGCGATCCCGGGGCAGAACCGGGCAGGAGTACCACTATAAAAATCGCTTGCTTTACACAAAAATATATGTATAATCATCAGTAATGTCAAACCCAAAACCATCCAGAGAAGCCCAGGTATACCAACTCGTTCAAGAACTCGAAGAAACTAAGTTACGTAAGAAGTCTACAGCTAAAGCTTTTGGCGATGAGATCAAGCGCATTAACGCTGAGATTAAGGATCTTTTGAATCCTCCTGAGGAGCAGCTACCTTAATGATTAAGCTTAATCCTATTCGTATCTTTCTTCAAGATATCTGGAATCATCCTACAGTAATAAAGGCTTCAATTATTTTCGGTGTTGTGCTTTTGCTGCTTGAAACATATTTTCTTTTCCGGTAATATATAAGAATAATTTAACGCGATAGAAGCTCAACGGTCGAGCGGCCTGCTCATAACGGGAAGGAAGTCAGTTCAACTCTGACCTGTCGCACCATTTTAAAATGAAACAATACATTCTTAAGGATATCGATACTAAAGCTAAAGATCTAGAAAGATCTTTTAAGAAGATGCACCGGGTCATTGAACGTGCTCAAAAGAAAGTATCAAGAACTGGTAAAGAAAAAACTCTTCTCAAAGCAGCGTGCGAACTTGGTCATATTGTTCATAAAACTCCAATTACTAGAGATGGTATGCGATATGTAAATCCTATGACATCAGGAGATAAACTTTTTCTTGAGGAGATAGGCACATATAAGTGTGTAGAGTTTAAACAAAATGAATTTTTAGATTGCAATAATCAACCAGTCTATCTAAACTGGTATTGACAATTTAGAAAATATGGTGCGGTGGCGAAATTGGTGAAACGCAAGGGACTTAAAATCCCTTACATTAGAAACATTGTGGGTTCAAATCCCACCCGCACTACCAATTTCATTACAATTATGGCAACAAAAAACAACATCGTAAAAGTCTGGGGAGCTAATACTTCTAAGACTAGTTTTGCAGCAAAAGAGCAAAAGGAAACCGCCGCACGTCGGCGGTTGTTCGGCGTTAAGTCTCGAGCTCAACGCTCAGATGCAGGAAAGAAGAGGAAATAATATGAAATCCTGGCAAATTCTTCTATCCTGGTTAACGGCATTTTTACTCAGCTTAGCACTATGGACTAGTGTCATTTATATCGCTATTCATTTTATTCATAAATTTTGGTGATATGAACTGTAGAACTTGTACAAATATTATTGAACCTGAACGACTTGAAGTACTCCCTAATACGGTATTTTGCTCGTCATGTGCTCATAAGCATAACGTCGTAAAGCCAAGACTTGGTCGTATGGTTTTTTCTCACAAGACAGGAGCTGAGATTCAAATTATGTCTCCTCAATCCTTTAAGGAAACAAAGATGTATTATGAGCCTATTGGTAGTAGGAGCTGTGTGAAGAACTTTTCGAGGAGTGTAGCTGCTTAAAATGAGATTAGAACAACAACGAGAGCAGGACTTTATTCAAATCCTTAAAATGAGGATAATCCTTGGATGCGTCCTCATTGTTTTTATTATGGGCTCGGTAATAACAATTAGTGGTGTTAGAAAGCTTATTCGCTCCTATCGTCCTCTACCTACTTCGCAACTTCATCACGAATAAAAAAATTTATTTTTAGCTTGTAGATTGCACGATAGTATGTATAATCATAAGTATATTCGAAAGCCCCTTAATGGGGTTTTTTGTTCCTTGAAATTTCTAGTTGGTTGTTGAGCCGCGGTCGCTAATTTGACCGGCCGTGGCGTACTACTCATATTGTCAAATTAAAATATGCCAGTGTGGCTCAGCGGCGACAGCACCGCTTTTGTAAAGCGGTATACAAACAACGGGGGTTCGAGTCCCTCCACTGGCTCCATTTTTTATTTTTATATGCGGAGAAATGTTCCAAGGATAGGCGAGTTGGACTCCAAATCCGACTGGGTAAGTTCGATTCTTACTCTCCGTGCCATAAAAATAGCCTCCAAAACAATAAATATTTGGAGACATGAAAACCTGTAGTCAATGTAAAGAGACAAAGTCACTTAATTCATATTATAAAAATACAAAGCATGGTTATTTTCCCTATTGTAAGCAATGTGCAAAAAACAAGTACGCTAGAAAACATTACGACGCAAATAAGAAAAAATATATTGCTAGTGCGTATAAATCGAACGCTAATTTTAGAAATAAATTTCTTGAATATAAAGCTACACTTAAATGCACAAAGTGTAATGAAGATCGTCCTTGGTGTTTAGATTTACATCATGTAGATCCGAGTACGAAAGCAAATGAAATATCTTATTTTGTTAATAGATATAACACGCAGCTCTTACAGGAAGAAATTAAAAAGTGTATACCTCTTTGTAGAAACTGTCATGCAGATTTTCATTACCATAAAAGACGTTCAAAACCGTCATAAACCATTTTTTAAGGGTAGATCGCATAGCGGCAATTGCCGGAGACTGTAAATCTCCTCTCTTCGGAGTTCGAAGGTTCGAGTCCTTCTCTGCCCATATTCTCGGAATCGTAGCTCAATGGTAGAGCAGTTCGCTTTTAACGAATTGGTTTCGAGTTCGAGTCTCGACGGTTCCACCATTTTTTTTTGACGCAGGATGGACAAACGGTTAAGTCGTTGCGCTCATAACGCAAAGATTGCGGGTTCGATTCCCGCTCCTGCCACCAATTTTCTACAGGACTATAGCTCAACCGGTCAGAGCATTTCGTTGATAACGAAAGGGTTGATGGTTCGAGTCCATCTAGTCCTACGAACGGAGTTGTAGCTTAATTGGTTAAAGCACTCGCCTGTCACGCGAGTGAGTGCGGGTTCGAGTCCCGTTAACTCCGCCATTTTTATCAGGTTGTGGTGTAATAGTAGCATTATTCTCTGTGAAAGAATCGGTTTGGGTGCAAATCCCAGCCTCCTGACCATTTTATGTCTCTTCTAAAAGACTTTAGACTCGTCGCTACGAACGATGATGAGAAGGAGCGTTACCTTCAAGAGACACCATTTTATGGAAGCTTACTCAAGCGGTTTAAGAGAGTTGTTTACTAAACAACCGAGGCTTTATCGCCTCCGAGGGTTCGAATCCCTCAGCTTCCTCCATTAAATAACTTTATGACTTTTAAGGAATATGTAACAGAAAAAAGTATCGATGAACCACGTCACCCAGGCATTCTTAAACGTCAGGTTAAAGGTAAGCTTACATGTTCTAAAGCACGTTCATTAAAAGGTAAAGGTGGTTTAACAGCTAAAGCCGCTCAACGTTACCTCAATTATCATTGTCAATAAATTTTTACGGATAGGTGGCAGAGTTGGTCTATTGCATCTGACTTGAAATCAGAAGTACCCGGAAGGGTACCGTGGGTTCGAATCCTACCCTATCCGCCAATATGCGTCAGTGCCTGAGAAGCCCAAAGGAAGGGTCTGCAAAACCCTAAAGCCGTAGGTGCAAATCCTACCTGACGCTCCATTTTTACGGGGAATTAACTCAGTTGGTAGAGTGTCTGCTTTGCAAGCAGAATGTCAGCGGTTCGATCCCGCTATTCTCCAGTCTTTAATTGATTAATGTGCTACCTTTACATAAATATTATTATATGATATATTACTTGTATAAAATTACAAATAACATTAATAATAAGTTTTATATAGGTGTACATCAGTCCCGCGATATTAACGATTATTATTTTGGCTCAGGTAAAGCTCTTATAAGAGATATTAACAAATATGGTAAGGCGTGCTTTACAAAAGAAATATTAGAATATTTTGACTCCAAAGAAGAGATGCTTTATAGAGAAGCAGAAATTGTTGATGCTGATTTTTGTCTACGATCTGATACTTACAATTTAATGCCCGGTGGCGGTTACGGATCAAAAGAAAAAAATAATTTAACGTTTCAAAATAAACGACATACTGATGAAACAAAGGCTATTTTACGTTTAAAAGCCACTAATCGCAAAGCAAGTGACGAAACGAGAAAAAAAATGATAGCAAATAATTTTGCTAGAAAAAACCCTGAATTGCAGCGTGAACATGCACGAAAAGCTGCATCAGGTAATAAAACTGAAGAGCATAAAGAAAAAATACGCCAATCACTTTTACAGCGAAACAAAGAGTCACCGTCGTTTGGCGGGCGGCGTAATAGAGGTCTTAAGCGACAAAAAATTAAATGCCCTTATTGCTTAAAGGAAGGCGCTAAAAATACTATGGCACGGTTTCATTTCAATAATTGTAAATATAAGACTTAATACGGAGTGGCGCAATTGGTAGCGCAGCGGAATTTGGATCCGCCGGTTGAAGGTTCGAGCCCTTCCTCCGTAGCCATTTATAAATAAAAAGATAAAATAATATTAACGGGCACGAGGAAGACAGCAATCCGCCTGGTTTGGGACCAGGAAATACTCGGGGCAGCACCGAGGTGCCCGACCATAAATTTTAAATGCCAAGTAGCTCAGCGGTAGTAGCGGGAAGCTGTTAACTTCTAGGTCGTAGGTTCGATCCCTACCTTGGCAGCCAATTTTAATGCTCATGTGGCGTAACTGGCAGCCGCGCAGGATTTAGGATCCTGTTCCGTAAGGAGTGTCGGTTCGACCCCGACCATGAGTACCAAATGCGGGTATGATGTAATGGTAGCCTGCGAGTTTACCAAACTTGATGCGAGAGTTCAATTCTCTCTACCCGCTCCAATCAACTAGACATTTTTAAATTTTTCTCTTCTTATTGAGAAGTAATTCTTTTATTTCGGTTATACCCGTTTTTAATTCTTCGTGTTCGGCCTCTAGTCTCTTATGCTGTTCAAGTGATAGTCTACTTAAGAGAACATCTTCCTGTAGGTCATCTAAAATCTTTTTAAGATCTTTTATTATAATGTGATCTTCTTCTGTAATTTCATGCTCTTGTTGCATGTGTAATCTATCGCGCTCGGCTTGTCTGTTGGAAGACATAAGGATGAGCGGGGTAGCGTAGGCTGCCTGAAAAGACAGGAAAAGATTCATAAGAATAAATGGATAAGGATCAAAATGAGTCAAATTAAGAACATTGATTAAAATCCAAATTGTTAGTATAATGGATTGTACAATAATAAATGTCCACGATCCAATGAACGAAGTTATTACATCAGCCAGCCACGTACTAGAATCTTTTAATCTAATTGGCATATGATTATTTAATCTTACTCTATTTTTCTTGCATATCATGCATTTTGTTGATATATTAAAAAAATAATAACGCACCAGTAGCTCAGTGGTAGTAGCGTCTGCCTTACACGCAGAATGTCAGGGGTTCGAATCCCTTCTGGTGTACCATCTTTCTTTACAATTAATTAAATATACATATATGTCGTACCTTAAACAGGAGACAGTGCTAGTTCTTAATAGAAACTGGCAAGCCATTCATACAAAATCTCCAGCTGATGCTTTTGTCATGATGTATCAGAATACAGCAACAGCTTTAGATATTCGAGGATATGATATGATGGTACCACTCAAATGGTCGGATTGGGTTAATTTGCCTTTTGATGAAAAGGCCTCGTATATTAAAACAACTCGTGGTAGCATTAAGATTCCTACTGTTATTGTTCTCTGTGAGTATGATAAGGTACCAATGAAACGTCCGAAGTTTACCCATAGTAATATCTGGACTCGAGATAACGGCACCTGTCAATATACTAATAAGAAGCTTTCAAAATCTGAAGCCAATATCGATCATGTCATTCCTCGTACCCGAGGTGGTAAGACTGATTGGACGAATTGCGTTCTCTGTCACAAGGAAGTCAATTCAAAGAAAGGATCACGTACACCTGAAGAGGCTGGACTAAAGCTTGTACGGCAGCCTATAATTCCGAGAGAGCTTCCATCAACCTTCTATATTCGTAATAAGCATAATATTACTGATTGGGAGATCTTTTTAAAAGAATTTAAAAATTAGCTTGTAAAATTTTTCTTAAGCTAATATATTCGTTTGAATAACGGGGACGTATCACACCCGCCTTTTTTATAAATTTATGCAACCGTAACTTAACTGGATAAAGTACCGAGCTTCTACCTCGGCTTATGGGGGTTCAAGTCCCTCCGGTTGTACCATTTTATTTAAACAATAATCGTATTATACTCGCCTTCATTAATAAATACTTATATGAAATGTAAGTATTGTGATAAAGAGGTATTGAATAGTATTCACATGAGATGGTGCTCAGAAAATCCAAATATTGACTTAAATAAAAAATTGCACAGCGAGAGTATTAAAATAGGTGCTAGTGAGAGAGTTAGAAAAGCACACGCTGAGGGAAAATATGAGAATGCAAAATACAATACTAAAGGCCGTATACAAACACAAGAAACGAAGGACAAATTAAGAGCTATAGCTCTTAAGTCTACACACCGTCGACTAGTAAGATCCACTCGTACATATAAATGCAAAGACGGTACAGAAGTGCTACTCGACTCATCTTGGGAAGAAGCGCTAGCAAAAAGACTGGATGAACTTAATATCGCGTGGATACGGCCAACGCAACCAATACCGTGGACAGATCTTAATGGTACTACGCATAATTATTTTCCCGATTTCTTTTTAACAGAATATAATTTATACCTCGATCCGAAGAATCCTATTGCATATAATGTACAACGAGCTAAAATTGATATTATAACGAAGCAACTCAACAATCTTACAATTTTAAAAACATTAAAAGAATGTCAGTCTTTTAATGTTTAACGCGCCAGTAACTCAGTTGGTCAGAGTACGAGCCTTTTAAGCTTGGAGTCGAGAGTTCAAGTCTCTCCTGGCGCACTTAAATAGACAAATGCTTGCTTGCCTTATTTAATTATTAAATTATTATAGGAGTATGAAACTTATCTCCGGTATTAGTCTTATTGTATTTGCTATCTTTTTGTTTATTATTTGTCCAATTGCTTTAATTGCCGCAATTAATACGTTGTTTAACTTTCATATTCCATATACTATTGAAACTTGGTTTGCTTCTGCCATGTTGTATTATTCCTTTTCACGGCCAGGCCGTTTTATTAGCACAAAAAAGAAAGACTAATGCATCAATACGTCATTGAACGCTGGACGGGAAAGGCATGGGGTGCTTCTTTATGCTCACCATACAAGACAATGTCAGAAGTTACTAAGCATCTCAGGGATTATTCGTGGCATTATACAACTGAAAATCCTTATCGTATTGTAGATTATAAACCAAAAAAGAAAGTTCAGCGCTATACCTCAAAGTATAATTCTCAAGCTTGGAATTCTGATGCAGGAATGGTTGTAAGCATTTAATTTATAACGAGTTAAGTTATTTTATAAATTTGTAAAAAACTAATTGCTTTAGCCGTTATTTAGGCTAATATATGTATAGATTTTTACACTAAAGTTTCATCGTACATAAGAGATGGCCTGTGAGAACCTAATAAATAAACTCGACTATTAAGCACTATGATCTTTGACGAACAAATTAGCCGCAAACCAAACAACTATAAATGGACAGAAGAATTCGTGGAGGCAATGCACAATGGCTTCTGGACAGATAAGGAATTCAGCTTTAAGTCCGATATTCAACAATTTAAAGTTAATTTAACCGATCAGGAGAGAGAGGCTGTAATTAGAGTTCTTTCAGCTATTGGTCAGATTGAAGTATCAGTTAAGACATTCTGGGCACGTTTAGGTGATAATCTCCCACATCCCTCTATCTATGATCTTGGATATGTTATGGCTAATACAGAAGTTATTCATAACAATGCTTACGAGCGTCTTCTTTCCGTGCTTGGTTTAGAGGATATCTTTGAAAAGAACTTAGAACTTCCTTGGATTCAAGGCCGAGTAAAGTATCTTAAGAAATATACAAAGCGTTGTTTTAAGGATTCTAAGAAGCAGTATCTCTATGCTATTGCTCTCTTTACTCTTCTTATTGAGAACGTATCACTCTTCAGTCAGTTCTACGTTATCAATTGGTTTGCACGTTTTAAGAACGTTCTCAAGGATACCGATCAACAAGTAAAGTATACACGCAATGAGGAGAACATTCATGGTCTTGTTGGTACGAAGATTATCAATACAATCAGAGAAGAGTATCCTGAGCTCTTCGATAAAGAGCTTGAAGATAAGATTCTTCATGAAGCTCACGAAGCATTTAAAGCTGAAGCAAAAATTGTTGATTGGATGTTAAACGATATTAATGAAGAAAATCTAAATGCCCCTCTTCTTAAGGAGTTTATTAAGAACAGGATTAATGAGTCGTTAGAGGGTATTGGCTTTCATAGACCATTTGAAGTTGATAAAGAGCTGTTAAAAGCTTCGAACTGGTTCAACGAGGAGTTACATGGCAACAACTTAACAGATTTTTTTCATTCCAGACCAGTAAATTATTCAAAGAAGTCGCAAAGTTTTTCTGAAGACGATTTATTCTAAGCTAGAAATTGCAAATTTATAAATTATAATAAAATTATGGTAACAGAAAAATATTATTGGCTTAACAAAGATTCGCGTAAGTTTCTTGAGCGAGGCTATCTTTTAGAAGGTGAGACTGCCGAACAGCGTATTAGTGATATCGCTAAAATTGCTGAGAAGTATCTAGGTGTTAAAGGGTTTGCTGATAAGTTTGAAGACTACGTCTCGAGAGGATGGTTCAGCTTAAGTTCACCGATTTGGTCAAATTTCGGACGTAAGCGTGGAATGCCGATATCATGTTTTAATTCGCATATAGAAGATGATATGGATTCTATTCTCTATAAGATGGCTGAAGTAGGGGTCATGTCGAAGGTAGGAGGCGGTACTTCAGGTTATTTTGGTGACGTGCGGCCGCGGGGCGCTAGCATTTCTACAGGAGGCGAGGCAACAGGCGTGCATCATCAATTAACTGTTTTTGAATCATTGACAAACTACATTTCACAAGGTAACGTGCGCCGCGGATCATTTGCAGCCTATCTCCCAGTGGATCATGGAGATATTGAAGAATTTCTTAAAATTCGCGGCGAAGGTGATGAAATTCAAAATCTTTCAATTGGCGTGTGTGTATCAGATGATTGGATGAAATCTATGATTGACGGTGATAAGGATAAGAGAAAGCTTTGGGGTAGGATTATTCAAAAGCGTTTTGAAACTGGATATCCATATATATTTTTCACTGATAATGCTAACAATAATAAACCACAGATCTATAAAGATAAGAACATGAGGATTAATGCAAGTAATCTTTGTAGCGAAATTTTTCTACCTTCATCAAAAGATGAATCGTTTGTTTGCGATTTATCGTCTTTAAATTTATTACATTGGGATGAATGGAAAGATACTGATGCTGTTGAAACTCTGGTTTATTTCCTAGATGCTGTAATGACAGAATTTATTATCAAAACAGAAGGTGTTAAATTTATGGAACATGCTCGTAATTTCGCTGTTAATCATCGAGCACTTGGTGTCGGAGTACTTGGATGGCATTCGCTTCTTCAATCGAAAATGATTGGATTTGAAACCATGACTGCTAAAATGCTTAATGGTCAAATTTGGAAGCATATTAGAGAGAAAGCGGACCATGCCACTGAACAGCTTGCGGTTTTATTAGGCGAACCACCTCTTCTTAAAGGTTATAAGCGTAGAAATACGACGACACTAGCTGTTGCACCGACTACATCCTCATCATTTATTCTTGGTCAAGTCTCACCTTCTATTGAACCTCTCGATTCGACGTACTATACAAAAGATCTTGCAAAGGGTAAGTTTACATATAGAAACCCTTACCTTAAAAAGCTTCTTAAAGAAAAAAATAAACACGACGACGATACTTGGTTATCAATTCTTAAACATGGAGGATCGGTTCAACATTTAGACTTTTTAACGCAGGAAGAAAAGGATGTATTTAAAACATTTGGTGAAATTTCGCAAAAAGAAATTGTCATACAAGCTGCAGCACGGCAGAAATATATCGATCAAGGTCAATCATTAAACTTAATGATTCCACCCGAAACAAAACCAAAAGATGTCAATGAGCTTATTATCTTTGCGTGGGAGCAAGGTATAAAGAGCCTATATTATCAGCGTAGTGCAAATCCTAGTCAGTTGCTTGCGCGCTCTATTCTTGCATGCACCTCTTGCGAGGCGTAGCTGATTTATGAAAGTAGGGTATGATACTGATCAGTTCATAAAGGACGCTATAACGGTTCACGGTAATCTATACGATTATTCCCTATGCAAGTACAGCGGTCATACAAAAGATATTATAGCTATATGTAGCAAGCATGGTCAGTTTAAACAAAATGCTTACAGGCACCTTAAAGGCAAGGGATGCCGACAATGCGGCCACCTTAAACGCATCGAAAAATGGAGAATACAACATGTAGTTTCAGATGATGAATTTATAAAAGATCATTATTCAAAACATGGTGCGCAAATTTGCGCCGATGCTCTCAATAAGCCTGTTCAGTTTATACATCTTCGAGTTCGTCAACTAGGTATACGCAAAAATCAACCAAAATTAATACATCAATATGTACCTGCGAGACTTTGGACAAACATTATTAATAATGCTAAGCTCAGAGATCTTGAAGTAAGCATTACGCCAGACGATATTTGTACGTTATACAATGCACAAGATAAAAAATGTGCTTTATCAGGGCAGCCGTTGTTTTTATGTGCCGATGCGAAGATAAGCACAGTATCGGTCGATAGGATAGATTCCAAGTTAGGTTATCACAAAGATAATATCCAATTGGTGTTAAAACAGTATAATCAGGCAAAGATGGACTTATCAGATAGAGAATTCTTTAGTCTTTGCAAATCTGTATATTTTAATTTAAAAAATAAATTCGAATAAATAATTCTATGAGATTAGAGGCATTAATGGAGGCAGTTAAATCTGCATTAAATACAACAGAATCATTTTTAGAATTTCTTCACAAGCGCTTAGCTGGAGCCGTTAAAATTGAAGCGATGACCAGAAAGAAAGGTGGCTACAGTCTTCTCACAGCTATTCATTATAAGGCTAAAATGAAACCATATAAAGATGCTATTAAACATGCTAAGAAGGAAAACAGAGATAATCACTATAAGATGATGGCTGATGAGACGTATAAAAAGCTCAAAGATTGGGATAAAATGTCGCAACGTGAATTTCAAGCTGCGATGGGTATCTTAGAGGTTTACGGAGAGGTCTATATCCGCTCTACAAAACCAGAGAGCATTCGGTTGTAAGCATGTACAGAGAAGAGAAAATAGAAAAGGTAGTTCTCACAAAAGAAGAATATATTTGGTATCAGCAAAGACGTAAGGAGTGTAAGGTTTACGATCCTGATAGTCGGCCTTATCAATTTGCATTTAAGAAAAAGAAAGCCTATTATAAACGGTAACATGAATAAAGCGTTTATTGCTGCATTAAGTTTATCTATTTGCAGTATATTTGCCGGTACCACTAACACCATCTCCTACGTTACTAACGATAAATTAGACATTATAAATATTGATATGAAGCAGAAGTATAATCTTGATATCAAAAAGGATCATTCACTACTTTTGACCGGGTACACTATACAGGATCCTATTTCTAAGCTTATCAAAACGTATTCCGTTTTGCATTTAGATTTTTAATTATGAGACCTTCTTGGGAACAATATGCTTTAGCTTTAGCTGAGACAGCTGCTATGAGAAGTGAGGACCCCTACGTTCAAGTAGGGGCATGTGCTTTAGATTATGATAATAGAGTACTTGGGGTAGCGTATAATGGTCTAGCGCCTGGTACAACAATGTCAGATTACTTTTGGGCTGATCGGGATGGAAGGCGCCCGTATATCTTACATGCTGAAACAAACTTACTCTCCTTGTTTAAGCGCGGGGAAGGTCGATTGATTGCATGTACGTTGTTACCATGTTCATGTTGTGCACGACAAATTATTTCCCATGGAATAAAGAAAGTTGTCTATCGAGATAATTACACTAAGGATATGCGTGCTTTGGATATATTTAAATTTTATGGGATCGAAATTATTCAGTTGCAATCAGGTGCAAATTCGCCTAGTATTAAGTCGTAATGAATACAACGTCACCATCCATTGAAGCTAAAGTAGCCAAAATTATTTATAATAATCTCACACCTTTTGTTGTAAAGGCTTCTATCCATCCTATTCTTGGTAAATTCAATCTTCATAATAATAGGTTGCTCAAGAAAATTAATATTAAGGCTAAGATGTTATATTACATGAGCTATGAACCTGATACTCTTGTTAAATCTTCTTACGAACGTGGAGGTGAAGATAATATTGAAAATGCATTGCTTACCATTCAGGAACTGGTTCGTGGTGATTATCATGCTGATCATAAGGAGTATATTTTCAAACGAATAGAATTTTTAGTTAATGAAGCAATGAGTGCACTTTACGATCGTAATCATCAGGATTGGCTTACAAAAATTGGTACAGCTATTCGAACAGCAAAGAATCTGAAAGCTAAAAAGATAACTAAGTCTGACACTAAGAAGAGCGTAAAGACTGTCATAAAGCCGCTAAAGAAAACAATTAAGCGTCGACGTAATAAAAAGGGACAATTTATTGCCAATCGTCGATCACGATAATAAATTATTATAATGTCAAGCGATACACTTAAAAAAGATTTGAAAATTCTAGCTGATGCTCAGCTTGCTTTTGAACTGAACGGTTGGAATAATATTGGTAGCATACAAAAAGAGTTACAATCAAACTCACTTGAGTGGGGAACTGTTTATGAGAAAAATGGTAGAACTTTTTACCTTAATATTCTATCTGCATCAAAAGCGCTTCAGCTTTTAGGAAGAGCTGACTGATGATAGGTAAATCTTTTGATATTACGTTTAAAGGTATAGAGTATAGTATTGACGTTTTAAAATCAAAAGGTCAAACGTCTATTTACGTTGAACATGCTAATATTGATGATGATGTTGAAGATGATGAGCTTCTCAGTCTTACACAATACCTTATCGAAGAAGGTTTCGTAGAAGCTAAAAATATTGAATAAAAAAAAGCGCCCTTAAGGGCGCTTTTTTTGTAGATATTAGTAGTAAAGTTTACTTTGTAACTTTTCTAGCGTTTTTTGTTTCCTGAATATTTTTACGCTCTGCTCGTGCATATTTTACAATCTCTTGAAGAGATTTACGTGCACGGGCTCCAGCAGCATTATTTCCTGTATAAAACTTTTCTGCATCAGCAGCGAAAGAAGTGGTAAGTTCAGTTAGGACAGTTGATGTATTGGTTGACATATAATAGATTTATTCTTGTTTATATATTTTTCAACTCATCGATGGTTGTTCTGGGCTATCAGCAGGTAGAGAGGCAGAAGAACCTAACGTGCTGCTATCAGTATGTCTAGAGTCTTTAGTTTGTGGTAACTTATGTTTTTTCTTTACCAGTCCCTTTCTCTCTTTAAGTTTTCTATAGAGATTAATAGCTCTACGTCGACCTTCTTCTGTTTTTAAGTATTCTTTAAATGTCATTTATCTTTTGAAATAATATATTCTCTTTGCTTTTCTGCCGAGCCATCAATATACGCTCTCCAAGCAATTAGGCCTTGTACAACGAGATTAATAATAATTGTTGCCCAGTGAACAGGTGTAATATCCTCCCATCCTGAATCATGGCATGTATAATGACCTAGGTCATTGCCAAGTGATGTAAGAGAGGCAGCTAGTATATACAATACTAGCTTACCGTAAACATTATTGAAGAAAGGCTCTCTACTATTTTCATCTATGCTATTCACATAGATATTTATTTAATATAACCAAATAAACGTTGATAACTTTGATGTGCATTATCAATCCAATCACAGATTTGTGGTCCAAGAACTTTATCGTAATCAGGTGTTAATGGTTTAACAGACTTTCTAATAGTATGAAGATTTGATGCCAATCCGTATACCGAATCATCCTCTTTAACGGTTTGTTCAACATTATTAAAATCATGCTTATAAGGCTCAAGATCGAGATAATTATAAATTTTATTCATTTCTCGATCAGGATAGCTTGTAAGATCTTCAGCACGAACATATAAGAAATTCTTATTGAGGCCTTCATGGAAGCATTGATTGAGTCGTTCGAGAGCGAGTCCAACAGGAGGACTTGCAAACCACTGATCTACTCTCTTCGCCGTATTAGTACCCGTCATATGCGCATGATTTTGAATCTCCTGATGATATTCTTGATTGTCCCTATAGAGCTTCTCCATAGAACTAATAATGCTTTTCATGTTCCTAACCATGACAATACACTTCATATCATAGGGCATAAACTTATTAAACCAGCCGTGATGAATAGTAGCGCCTCGTGTTTTAATACAAATATTAGGTTTATCGGTATATGTCTTTGCATATCCCTCAAGACCACCCCAACAGAACCCACGCCAAGAACGTTCAGCTACTTCAACATCAATTGCCTTTACCTCGGGTGTTGATGTGTAATTCGCTCTAGCGCCGTATAGATATTCTAAAACACCATCGGTAGGTGTTGCACAGATCTCAGGATTTTGATTAAGAATACATTGTAGCAAGGTCGACATCGACCGGGGCATAGAAGAATTAAAGAATATCATGGTTATACTGTTATTGTATGATTATTAACATCAAAATCAAATAATAATTCGCCACCCTTTGTTCCTAGCAAGGACTCAACAATTTCTTCCCTATTAAAGATTTGATTAAGATCGGAGTAATCACATTGATAAAAATTACTACCAATCCAATCAGCCTGATCGAGATAATGATCAATTTGATGACCAAAGTTTTTATGTCCTTCAGCTATAATGTTCTTATGTATCTTATAACCAAATACATCAGGATCATTTGCAATCCAACAAACAGTTGCTTGTTTACCAAAAGCTGCTGCGGCATGTTGAATTAAGGAATCAATACCAAGAATCTTATCAGCTAATACTACATGACAGAAAAGGTTACGTAAGTTATCTGTTACACGAATTGTATTAATGAGCTCAGGTTGATTCTCGCGTCTTACATGAAGTATCTTTTTAAAATTACCCGATACTGTATTGACAACATCTTGGGCTATAGATGGTGGGAGGTCTCTAGCCCAGCTATAAGGATGTTGCTGATTCTCAGCTCCACCTGATGATTGAATTAATAATATAGGACCGTCTTTCTGAAGATTTTTCTCCACATACATAAGCTCTCTTTGTGTAAGAAAGAGTTCAGGTTTTTCACCAGTTGTTGGAATACAGAATAGATCACACCAAATTTCACTGAGGTGCTTTCTGCGGTAGAGAAAATCTTCTGTATGATAAGGTTCAAGTCTTAAAATCCTTGACTCCTTGTTCTTTACATAATCATCATAAAAATAAGGAAGATTGCCAAACTTATATACTCTGTATACATTCGGATTATGTAAGAAGATCTCCGGCCACGCTGTTACGACAACAAGCTTATGTTCAGGATAAGCAGTCTTGATTGAACGACAGACAGCTGTAGCAATAATGTTTTTACCTGCTCCTCCATCAATGTGAAATATAATATATTTGTCCGGCATATAGATATTTTATATACAAAAAAACAGTATTCAACATTAAATAATTATAACTTATTATGACTGAACCACAGATTCCCTTAGCATATGCTTCTTACAATCCGTCTTACGTAGTAAATCGCTCTCAATACGAACAAGGTATATATGTTGAGATTGTCGGTGATAGTCGTTTTCCTGCAATTTCATCTATTGTAGTAACTGACAATGCATGGCCAGATAATACCCAAGCCTATATTCCTTCTGACGTTAAACTCGGTACCCAACCCCTTTCAGGTAGTTTCTGGTCACCTAATAACCCGCCACCTTCTCTTACTGCTGTTAGTATCTATCCAAAGTTCGCTACTCTTAATTATGTAGTAAACTCTGAAGACTTTATCGTAGGTCAGGGGGGGTTTACAACAATTACAGCTGGTGGTTCGGCCTACGGTACATTTGGTGCTTTACAGATTCTCGGTACAAATGCAACCTTCAACGGCCTTACAGCTACTGGAAGCTTTGTTGGTGCTATAACTGGCGTTTCAATTGCTTCAACTGTTGGTATTATCTACGGCCCGTTTACTGGAGTTGCTTGTAGCGCTGGTGGTCCCGTTATCGTATACAACGCCTAAAAAACTTTTTTAACTAAAAGTTTCTCTTTGTGATAAATTTAGTGACAAGGGTCACTAAATAGTTTTATCATATATGATGCGCGCGATCAAAGAGATTGTAGATCAGCTTTTGAATAAAAAGAAGCTCGATCCTGCTCCGGTTACCGTGTACAAAACTCGTGCACAAATTATCGCCGAAGGTAGAGGTGCTTGTATTCACCGCCGTACAAGAAAATATACTAATAATTAGTTATGTTGTAATAAATGTGTTAGCTAGCGTACCGTCAATACAGATGTATCTAAAGTGATAGGTTTGTGTTGTACCTATACTACTTAGAGCAACAATATATGGAGCTCCATTTGAATTTTGATAGTTAGGGAATGTAGCATATACACCCCCCCAGTCCACATAAACAACACCGTTACTAGGCAACGGGTTAAAGATAAGAATATCAACCGTACTCCCTGCAGTAAAATTGATAGGAACAATTTTAAGTGGGCTAGATACAGAATTAATTGTTCCATTTTTATAGGCATGAAGATGAATGAGCGTGTCTTTTGAAAAATCAGCACTAATAGCTGTTGTATTTGTAACAGTTGAAATATCTGTAAAGTTTGAAAACGATTTACCTATTTGCGCTTTAGTTGCTGTAACACTATTTAAATATGTATTAGATTGTGCACTCAAAGGTGCAAGGAAATTAACAGCAGGTAAGCCGTTAGTACCTATATTCATAGGTAATCCACTAGCCATAGGATCGGCTCCAATATTATTACCACTTAATAGTAAACCACCGGTATATAATTCTAACGAGCGTAAACCACCGTTAAGAATATTAAAATTTTTACCATCATTTTCTATAGTTAGAGCTGAAGCACCAGGGGAATTAGAAGCAAGAGATAAAGAATTTGCTGCTAGATAAAGTGTATCAAAAGGATTGCCTAAAGAACCTAAACTAAAAGTATTACTCGATGGAACAATATTACTACCTATAATTATATCGCTATTATCTACAGTATAAATCTCACTACCACTAAAAGCAAAATTACCTGTATTAAAATTACTTGCAATAATACTAGCAAGATCAACACCACCGGAGAGGTACTGTCCGGTAACATTAAGATTACCATTCATTGTACCGCCATTGGCAAATTGCTGAGCCACTGATCCACCGCCGCCGCCGAGATCCAAAATTCTCCTAGCGTATTTTGTAACATACTCTTCGATTAATTTCTTAACATCTTCTATTTTTTCAGGTTGTTTTTCAGCTACGACTTTTGTTGTAAGTTTATCAAGATCGTTAATATACTTGCTTGATTCCGGTTGTTTTTCAATTGATTGTTTCATAAGCTCTTGAACATAGGGGTTTATTTCTGGCTCTATTTCATCAATAGGTTCTTCTTCAATTGGAGCTTCTTCTTTAACAATATCCTGAATAGGTATTTCTTTTCTTGGTGTTTTAAGAATATTTTCAAGCTTATTAACAAAGTCACCAAAACTCTCTTCTTCTAATATTTGCTCTTCTTTATTTTCATTAATTACCACCTCTTCAATTTTTTCTTTTGGTGTAGTAACTTCTATATGAGCTTGAACTTGTTGAGTTATTTTTTCTTGTAATCTGGATAGAGTTTCTTCTAATGGTGATACCGTTAGAGTAGGTTGTTCGGAGTTTATTTTCTCCATCAACGCCTTATGCTCTTTTTCAACACTAATCTTCTCGGTGAGATTGGATAGAAAGTTTATAAACGGATCTTGTTCCACGTTAGTATTTACTTAAAAAACTATAAAATTCGAGTCCTATACTACAGAACATTTAGTTAATCTTAAAGACTTCAACCTTTGTCCAAACACCATTAGATTCACCTGTAACTACCTGAGCCGAATTACTTGAATATCCCTGAAAATAAAGATAATCAGTTGTACCGTTCATATAAGTTACAGCTGATGTATTTTGTGTGGTATTAATAGATGTATTAATAATGGGTTGCTGTACAATAGATATTGTATTGGCTGAGCCTGTACCGCCTGAAACTTTCATTATTTGAATATTGTTTTGGGCACCAACAGCCGACACACTCGGTTGCCAACTAACTTGATAATTAATGTTATAATAACCAGGAATTGTCGGTGTAATTCTACGAGCAGTTAATCCTGTTCCTGCTGTTCTACTAAACCAGCTATTTGGATCATTCTTAGGATCGAGTGTTAAGACTGTATCGGTACCACTACCCATTGTTTGATTAGCTGTTAAAGCTGCTGTTACAACATATGATGTATTAGAAGCTATATTACCTTGAACGGAGAGATTATTGACATATGTTGTATTAGCCTGTGTTGCACTCAATGCTGTACCTAAGATGAAGGTATTAGTAAATCCCTTTGTATCATTAGCAGAACCACCAGCAACGAAGGAATAGTTACCAGAAGCTGTATTGCAGAAACCGCCAACGATAGAGGTAAATCCATTAGATACTTTATTACAAGCGCCTGCCCCAATAAACTGAAAAGCAGGATTAGGGTAAACTGTGCCACACGCGCAGTTAGTACAACCACCAGCAATTGCCGAATAACCACCAGCGTTGTTATTGCCATAACCACTACCAATAAGTCCATAACCACCAGATGCTACATTACCTCTGCCACCAGCTACAGTGTTACCGTTACCAGTACCAGCAGTATTTGTACTACCACCACCAACAGTATTGTATCCACCAGATGCTGTATTTTTATAACCGCCAGATACCGTACTTTGTCCACCAGATGCAATGTTACAGCAACCGCCACCAACTATAGCCATAATACCTGAAGCTAAATTACATTTACCACCACCTAAAACACCATAACAACCTGAAACTGTATTCAATACACCACCACCAATAAAGTTAAAGCATCCTGTATTGTTTACAGTACTATCATAAAGATATAAATTAGTCGCTGATAAACCATTAACACAAGCACTAAAGTCTTTGTTAAAGATAACATAGTTTGTACCAGAAGCTGTAATGGTAGCTGTAGTATATGTACCAGAACTTAATGGGTTTGTTGCTGTAGCATAGTAAGCAAAGATTGAATTAGAAGCAACAGAAGCAAAACAGTTCTGTATATTAGAACCACAAATACAGCTACAAGATCCATTACCAGATAATGATGTACTTGTAACGATGTTTAAAGGAGCATAACCACCAGTATGGTTAAATGAACCACCATGAATATCAGAATTATAGAGAGGATTATAATTGTATCTACCCCCAACGATTGTAGATACACAACCTGATGTAGAGTTAGTTATACCACCAACAATTACCGACTGTCCCCCTGACGCTATATTACTAGAACCAGCTCCAACAAACGAACTACCACCAGACGAAACATTGCTACCATTACCACCAACAACCACAGCTCCATTACCAGATGCACAATTATTATATCCATTACCAATAAACGTATATCCATTGGATGATGTATTATTATCTCCACCTACGATTACAGACCTGGAGCTTGATGTACAGTTATTTCTACCACTACCAATAAAAGATAAACAGCCTGTTGCTTTGTTAAAGCATCCACCAGCAATAGTACCATAGGCTCCAGTCGATACATTACAAACACCACCACCTATAACTCCATAACAACCAGAAGCTGTATTGAGTTTTCCACCACCTATAAAGTTATCATAACCTGTATTATTAATTGCTCTATCATAGACATATAAGCTCGTTGCACTCAATCCATTTGAACATGCACTATAGTCTGTATTAAGAATAACATAGTTTGTACCAGTTGCAGCAATTGTAGCAGTACTAAATGTACCAGCACTTAATGGGTTAGCAGCTGTTGCATAATAAACAGAAATGTTACCAGATGTAAAGGGATAAGAGAAACAGTTCTGAATATTAGTACCACAGATACAGGTACATGAACCATTACCAGATAATGAAGTACCAGTTACAAAGTTTGAAGGAGCATAACCACCAGTATGGTTTGCAACACCTCCAACAATTTGAGAATCTCTTAATGGATTGTAGTTTCCTAACCCTCCACCAATGATTGAGTAGTTATTAGTTACTGCATTTGCATTACCACCTACAACTGTTGCATAGTTTATATTTTGCGATTGTCCAAATTGGGAGCAAGTGCAATTATTACAACCTCCACCTATAAAGCTATAACCTGAGTATGTATGTTTATTACTTTGACCGCCTACTATAGCAGGGTAATTTGCTGAGCCAACTGTACATAATATGTTACTGCAACCACCTACAATAATACCGTGCGAATTTACCCCAGATATACAGTTTTGCTTACCACCTACAATAATACTATATTGTGCTGATGCTGTGTTACCAGCTCCACTTGCCCCACCACCGCCGACAAAGGATTTTGAACCAGAAGCTGTATTAGATACACCACCCCCAACAGTACTATAACAACCAGAAGCTGTATTACACTGACCACCAACAGCTACAGCATAGTTACCTGTAGCTTTAATACCACTTCCTGCTCCTATAAATGTTGCGTAACCTGTAGCACAACTACTGAATCCATTGACAATTGTTGAATATGTACCAGATGCTAAATTACAGTTACCTCCTAAGACTTCTGAGAATGTATTATTAGCTGTATTAGAACCAATAAGAGTTGTTGTTGAAGAAAGAGTTTGATTGAGAATGTAAGGATTAGTTGAAAGAGCTTGATAAGCCGTATTCCAGTTACCTGATACAGAATTAATAGCCGTATAGGGAACAAATGAACCAGAAGTATTTTGATAGATACTTGTAGGTAATAAAGTGGCAGTACTACTCGCTACATTTGTTTGATAGTTATTAAAAGTGGTATTAAGAACTAATTGAGATGTAAGAGTATTAGTGAGAGTTAGAGTAGTGAGAAGAGCTGACGTGCTCTGTAGTGTAGTATTAGTAGCAAATGTAGTTCCTGTAATCTTTGTATCAGCTAAAGAAGTAATCCATGAAGGATTAGAATATGATTGATTTGTATAAACACCATTAGTAACGGTGTCAGCATTACCTGTTACATTACCGATTAAGTTCGCACTTAATGTATCAATTACAATATTCTTATCATTCCAATCTATATTTGTAGCAGATGCTGGTTCAGTTGTTAACCCAGAGAATAAAGTCCAAACACCTGGGTTTCCCTGTCCTGCTCTTCTTATTAATCCTGTATGGTTGTAGCCAAGTGGGGCTTGAGAGAAATGAGAAACAATACCCATGTCCAGGGTATTGCTTCCATAATTGTTATCATTAAAATAGATAATGTTATCACCTACTATGAGATTCTTAGTATTAATATAGGTAGCTGACCCTGCTATAGTTAAATTACCAATAATAGAAACATCACCAGGAAATATTGCACTATTTGGTAAGCTTATTATAACAGAGTTATTTCCTGTATTTGCTCCAGTAGGGGTTGCAACAATTTGATTAGCGGTACCGTTAACTGTATAGATTGCATTATTATAGGCTGTATTCCAGTTACCTGACTTAGCTGATACAGTAGTAAAGGTTGATTGCCAATTACCAGTGAGGGCTTTTATATCAGATCCATTATAGTTACTAACACCGGTTAAGTTTGACCCATCGCCATAGAATATACCTGATAGAGATACAGCAGAAACTGAGTTAAAGATAGCACTAGATAAACCTGTAACGGAGCTATTAAACTGAAAAGGCTGTGTTTCGATTTGTAGTGACATATTTTATGAAGAGTAATCCCAGAGTTGAATGGCTTTATTTGTACCGTTAATATTTACTATTAGGAACGTTCCAGAGGCTGTTACTGGGTTTGTAAATGTGCTAGGTGTTTTACTGATAATTAAATTACTTGTTGCGATGGTTCCTTGCGAGGATAAATTATTCACATATGTATAACTCGGTAGTGAAGCTGTAATATCTGAACCGAGAATAAATGTATTATCTACGTTTGACGTGTTATTTCTACAACCACCAAGAATTGCTGAACAAGCCCCAGAAGCAATATTATTACCACCACCAAGTACACTGGAATAATTTCCAGAAGCTGTATTACACCGACCACCAACAGCTACAGCATAGTTGCCCGTAGCTTTAATACCACTTCCTGCTCCTACAAATGTTGCATAACCTGTAGCACAACTACTAAATCCATTAACAATTGTCGAATAACGCCCTGACACGGCATTACAATTACCTCCACCAATAGTACTATAACAACCGGAAGCAGTATTAATGCCGTACACTGTTACAATTGAAGCAGTACCAGAACCGGAGATATACGGTGATAAAGTATCAGACAATAAAGCAACAACACCTGATTTATCAGGAAAACAAATATCTCGATGTGCAGTAGCTGTACCGCAAATCATTGTTTGGGAGCTACTGAAATTATTACCGACAACTCCATAGCCCTCGTAACCTAGACCAATACATCCAGTCCCATTAGTTATAATCGATCCACCACCACAGCTTGTATTGAGAGATCCCCCGGGATCGACACTATAGCCACCAGCTCCGCGCATATCAATCGATCCACCACTCCCTGCAGGGCAACCACCAGATGAAGAATTACCGCCAGTTAAATCAATTGAACCACCGGGTCCACCGTTTCCGGTATCGCTATCAGCACCATTGCCACCATTAATATTAATAGTTCCACCGATACCCCCATATGACGTACCATTACAGTTAGTGGAGCCATATCCTGTACCACCGCAGTATAGACGCGAATTTATTGTATTGACATACGTTGTATCTGACTGAGTAGCACAAAGATTTGAACCTAGAATAAAAACATTCGAATGACCGTTATCATTGTTATTAAAACCACCAGCAATTGTAGAAAAATTCCCTGAAGCTATATTATTACAACCATTAATGACAGTTGAATGAATACCGGATGCTGTATTAACCCTACCCCAACTACCGGTACTATAATTTTGGTAATAAGCACTAGCTGTATTATTGTTTATTATAGCACAATAATTTGAACTAGTACCACAAGAACCTTTTCCGTTACCAATAAAACTATTTTGACCGCAAGCTAAATTACCTGTTTGGGTAAGAGTATAATTTGTCTGTGTGCAGCAATATAAAGGTCCTTCTGCTATACTATAATAATGCCCGATATAATTTGAACATGTATTATCGCTATACAAATTTCCATCGGAACCTTGATAGCCTATATAATTACAAGAGTTTGTATCATTTGGTTGAGTATCACCATTTGAACCATTAGCAATAGTTGAATAGTTTCCAGAAGCAGTATTACCACCTCCACCAGCTACATTAGAATGGGATCCTGAAGCGGTATTACAATATCCGCCAGCTACATTTGAATAAATTTGTGTAGCGGCGTTACACCCTCCGCCTGCTACATTGGTACCATATGCTGAAGAAGTATTATAAATACCACCAGTTACATTGGATCGATTCCCTAAAGCTATATTATTACTACCACCTACTACGCTAGAATAATCCCCTGTGGCATTATTATTCTGTCCGCCTACCACAGAAGCTGCATAAGATGTGCTACCATTTTGATTACCACCTACAACAGCGCTATACTGAGCTGATGCTGTATTCAATCTACCACCACCGACAAACGAAGCACCCCCTATTGAGCAATTATGATTACCACCTGCAACTACAGCGTGTGTATTCGTAGTACAATTTGTATCCCCACCACCGACAAATGAACAATTACCTGAGGTGAGATTATTTGAACCACCTGCTACATTAGAAAAAATCCCTGAAGCTGTATTACTACCGGAAACCGGTATAATAGCACCGGTATTAGTACCTGTTGTATAAGGGCTATATGTACCACCGCTTCCACCCCCTCCCTTACCAAATAATGTACTAATATCAACACCACCGGAGAGGTATTGTCCGGTGACGTTTAAGCTACCATTCATAGTACCGCCATTGGCGAATTGAACAGCTACAGAGCCACCACCCCCTCCAAGATCAAGAATACGACGAGCGTAATTCATCATCTCTTCCGAAGCTTGAGCTACCTTAGTATCAGTGTACTTTCTAGCATCATCAGCTAAAGCTTGAACGTTTTTCTTTTCAATAACAAGGGTTTGTAATCTCTTGTTAATATCTTTAATGGTCTCATCTAGCTGAGGTAGCTTACCTTCAATATCAGTAGTAAATCTACTTACCGAAGAACTAACTTCATTAAGTTTCTGATCAATAGTTGTATTTAAATTCTTACGGTGTTCGTCAATAACAAGCTCTAAAGCTGTATTAAGTTCTTTTGTTCTTGATTCAAATAAACCTGTAACTGTATTTGTCGATACGGTTTTAAATTCATCGAATAACTCTGTCTTGTGTTTATCTAATTGCTCTGTTACTGATTCATTAAACTGATCTTGGAGAATACCTGAACGATTGACTAAGAGCTTATCTACTTCTTCGTTATTCTTTTCAAGTTTCTCGTTAATAAGACTATCAAGGGTAATATTAATACCATTGAGCTCTTTAGTTATATCACGCTTATATTCTTCAAGCTCGGTTACAAGTTTTTCTGTAAAGAGAGCACTAAGCTCACCAGCTC